AGGACTTTCGGGCAATAAAAAAAGCCACAAATCATTGATTTGTAGCTTTTTGTCCGTTTGCTGACCATTTCTGTCCAGCACGTTCAGCGGAGAGACTGGGATTCGAACCCAGGGAGCGGTTACCCGCTCACCGCATTTCGAGTGCGGATAATACAATTTGATTATCAATTTGTTACAACAGATACTGTAAATACATAGTAAAAACGACATTTATAGTCGTCTTTTTTGATGCAGGTCTATCATCCAGTTAGCCCATTCGTCCGTCCCGTAAGCAGGAATATCGAACCACTCCTTTTCGTTCAAATGAGGCAAGAGTTGCATGATCCGCTCCAGCTCATTCCGGAACCGGAAAATATCCTCTTCCGTTAGCCTTACCGAATAATGCCTCTTGCATTCCTTTAATCCGGGGAAAGCTTGAAGCAAACTCATGATCTCGGTAAAAACGGGAGACTTGCCTTTGTCTATCTTTAACGTGATTCCGGACATTCCTTTTCCCTCTTCTCTAGTTGGTATGACAATAGAGCATTTTCCTGCTCCAAGGCATTACACCGGCTAATAGCATCTTTGAGCTGTTTCCGGAGTGAGGCTATTATTTTGTCTTTATCTTCCATGTAATTATATTTTAAACTAAAACAAACATTATGATTTACTTTGACAAACCATTCGAATGTATGGCCACTCTTCCAGATGGCTTAGTCGCAGCAATATGTAATATTGTGAACTTCAAAAAATCCATATCATTAACAGAATTAGCTTATGAACTAATGCACTTTGGATTCATCGTCACAAAAGACATATTACAGAAAGCTATTTCTCAATTCCCATTTTTTCAATATCAATACGATTTTGACACCATATCTGAAATTGTAACACTAAAGAAAGTGCGAGATTAAATAGGATAATATCGTATTGATTACAATCTCTCATTATATATTTTAGAATGACAAACATTTAATACTTATCACCATGATCAAAAAAATTATTTCTGTTTACATCCGATACAAATTAGTAAAGATGTTTTTGAAAGATACTTTACATACCGACTTCGATGACGATGCCATATTTATACAGAGCGTTGTAATCTTTATCTTGACTGGCAAATATCGATATGGGAATTTACAAGAATCTGATACTTAGCGACTATGAGCAACCCTGCGTATTTCAAATTCTTTGTTATCTATCAAAGGTAATATAACAGGTACTGAGAATTTAATAACAGTCTGATTATTATTACCTTCTTCTATTTTCTTGGACATTCCTATGTCTATGCCAACATGAGCCAGCACTGCGGATATAGAGCCTTTTCCGGAAACATCCGATTTTTCATTTTGCTCCTCTCCCAGTACAACTTGAAATTCAACCATTTGAACATCTGGAATTATCATATCTTATCTCTTTAAATACTTATTAACAATTTCACTCCTTCTATCCTCTTGCTTTTCAAATTCTAATTGTATTATCTGATAATCACAATGAGAAAATATTTTTTTTAACTGACTGTCAAACTTAAATCTTGATATATCTTCATTTTCATTCGCTTTCAATAAAGACTCTATATGTCCTAAACATATTTGACATCTTCTATAATCTCGTATCTCTAGCGAATAATATATTGCTTCCAAAAAGCTCCGATAGGCTACTTGGAAACATCCTCCTATATTCTTAAAATAAAGTCCTTGAGCAAAATAAAACCCTGAATCTCCACGGTTTTTCGTGTTTCTAAGATTTACCTCTAGTTCCTGTATTTTTCCTTCTAAATAATTTCGTTTTTCATCTACCTCGCTTAACCTATTATCTAGCTCTTTCAATTTATTTCTATACTCGATCGTACTAAATATCTGCCAACCAACTATTATTGTTGCACAAATACCCATTAATCCAACAGTAAAACCAGATAAACTTTCTACAGAGAATTGATATGGCGATATTCTTACGTGAAATAAACAGATAGTAATTATAGATACACAAAGTGCTATTATAGACAAAAGATTATGTTTTATATATGACCAATCCTTGATAATTTTATTATATCTTTCACTTAAAATCAAAAATATTGCAGACAAAGACAACAAAATACTGAAAAGAATTAGCCACATCGGAATCATCATAAAATCACTTATAATCATTTATTCCACTAAAAACAGACTTACTCAGTCTTTGATATGTTATTTTTCAATTGCTCGATTTCATACTCAAGCAATGCTATTTCATCTTTCAGAACTTGGTTCTCTCTTTTCTCACGTGCATACTGATGACGAAGTATTGCAATCGTTTTGTCTTTGTCTTCTATATCTTCCATACTTATCTATAATTATTTATTCTTAATTTCCAACACCCGATCTCCAAACGCTAACTTTATCACATCAGCTTTCACATCACTATCTTCCAACTCCAATTGCAGTATAACTTTTGGGGTAGTTAAGCCTTTTGCTCCGGCAGATTGCTCCAGCACATATCGCTCTGGCCAAGTAAACAAGTCTGTTATAGAAACACCCAAGCAACTTGCGATATTCTCAACTTCAGAAATCTTCAAATCGCGATTTCCCCTTTTCATTACAGAAATTTGGGACTCATCAATACCCATAGCATCAGCCAACGTTCGTTGTTTGATACCCTTTTGAGCCATTATCTTAAATATGTTATCTATTACATTCATATTTCTGAAGTTACGCACAATATCCACACATCAATTTGCGAAAAACAAAAGTTTTTATTTAGATTTTCGCAAATATTCTTGTATTTTTCACAAGTTTGTTCCATATTTGCACCTGTAATGATTAATAGTAGTTGCGAAAATATAAAGTACAAAACATATATAATAATGTAAGGAGGCAAAAATGGAAAAATTAAACCTACAAGGTCATAAAGCCGGTAATCTTTCTTTTCGAGAGATATACGACAACATGGACAGAAGAGCTTTTGTTCGACGGATCGCGACTGTCACAAAGCGTTCTGAAACGGCTGTCTATAATTGGATTTCGGGAAAGTACAAACCGGACGCATTGGCACAAACAGTTATCGCACAAGAATTAGGCATCCCTGCCAGCGAGTTATTCCCAAAGGAGGATAAGGTATGCGCGCAATAGAATTCTATACCACCCCCTCCGGCGAAGTAACTATCAAAGAGCAGGGACAGCCGGAACGCCAGTTGAAAGAGTCTGATACGGATTTCATTCAAAGTTTCCTTGAGATTTTGGAAGAGTTCTATCCGGAGGCTTATGCGGCACTCCGCAAGTATTACGCCCGCTACGACGGGAATAAATGCTACCGGGATTTCTTGGCTGCACGTAGGTTTATCAAATGCAACTTCGGGTTGTACGATAACATGATAGACGTGGATGAGAACTGGAATTTCAAATTCGAGTTTGTCGGCTGCCCTCTACGAGGAGAATGTGACGGGTTTAAGAAAATCTGTGAACCGAAGTTCAACAGTACATTATCAGACAGCCAGCTTCGGGTGATGGAGCTTTGCTACTATGGAAAGAAAGACGAAGAGATTGCGGAAACGCTTTTCATCTCGTCCCACACCGTAAAGAACCACCGGAAGAACGTTTTCCGGAAACTCTCGATACACTCCATGGCGGAGTTCATGCGATATGCGAACGAAAAGAATCTTTTTAAAGGCGAATAATCTATGGAAGTAAACATAAATATTGGAGATAGAGGGATGCTATACATTCCTATTAAAAAAAAGAACATAACTATCCATATCAATCCTGAAAAATGGGACGTTTGTGAATTTGTAGAAGAAATAAATCCTGCTATGGTGTATCTCTTGTTAGAAAAGAAATTAAGAAATGGATATACAAAGAGCATAAAAATCAGAATAGATGAATGTATGGAATCAGAGGGAAATGTTCAGCAAGAACAGGATTTCAACAGGGATTATCACTCAAGCTATAAAGGATACTTGAAAGATTGTATCGAAGAGTTATGCAAAAAACTTGGACAACTAGAAGATATAAAGAGAAAAGGAGGTAAGCAATGAATACCCCAATGCCTGATAGAATGGTTTATGCTATATTCCGTAATACCGACTACAGCATAGAGGAAGTGCGTAATCTTTGCAATAATCAATTAGAAGCGATTGATTGGAAACGTATATCCGAATCTCGTGGTGTTGGAGAAGTAACACGGGAGCAGATGTATAATTGGCTTACGGAGAGAGGAGTGAAATCCGCTAAAAACGCACTTGTTAGAGATGTTTTTAAACGTGAGAGAGCCCCAAAGGAAGATGATACTGCAATTCGTCTCCGAATACTGGAACTTAAGGTTGAATACGACAAAGCGATGATGTGCGATTGTTTTGATCTTGAAGCATATTATCGATTTGTCAAATATGGGATTGAAGAAGAATATAAACAATTTAAAAGCGAATAACCATGCCAACCGAAAACACCTATCAAAGCATACCTTCTTTACGAAAGATCGAGATCGAATACCTTGCTTGGCAAATCACAAGGATGCAAGCGGGTATCCGGGAATTTATCGGGCAAAAGGAAGCGCACCTCCGTTTCGGGAGGCAGAACGTGGAAAGATGGGTCTCGGAAGGTAGGCTACAACGTTACAAGCGACCGGGCAAAATCGAGTACAGGCTGGAAAACCTGTATAAGTGCGCCCTGGATCCATACGACTATTAAATGAATCATTAACATAGCAAGGCACCTTGGCAAGGCGTTGCAAAAGGAAGTTTACGATACCCATCCAACTCGCTATTTCACGGACGGTAAACCGCATTGCTAATAAATCATTGACGTATGAAAACAGATTACTGGAAACTCGCCCAAGCGGTGAGGTGGGGATTTTACATCCTTTTCGGAACGCTCGCCATACTTGGAATCGTGGCTATTTGCCTAGGACATTTCCTGCATATCATCACGACGTCCGGATGTGCGGCAATGGCTTACATGATAGCTAAACATTGGTAACTAACATTTAAAAACATAACATCATGTCGAATCTAATTCAGATCAAAGTAGCTGAGTTGAATCAGCTAAACCCGCTCATGATAGCGGAAGATAACAGGGTAGAACAAAAGTTCATCCAAATGTATAATGCGATCTGGGGTACCGCCCAAGGAGCGCAAATCTACGAGAAAGAGAAATTCAACTTCCGGAAGATATTACAAGACAAGCCGGAACTGCAAAGATGCACACCGTTATCCCTCTATGGATGCTTTTTGGATATAGCGGTCAACGGCCTGTCACTTGACCCAACAGGACGGCCGCACTGTTATATTCTTCCCCGTAGCACGAAGACCGGTTATAAGGATAACAACGGTAGCGATATCTACGAACTACGTGCTTATCTCTCCATCACCGGATATGGCGAGTTAGTCATGCGGCAACGTGCCGGACAAGTCCGTTACGTGGATAATCCCGTGGTTTGCTATGAGGGCGATACCTTCTCCCCCGGGTTGATCGACGGCGTAAAGACCGTGACCTACCAAGCGGCATGCCCCCGAAAGTCCAACAAGGTGATAGGTGGTTTCTTACGTATCGTACGCTCCGACGGTACCGTGGACTGGCACTGGATGATGGAAGGCGATATCAAGCGATTGGAAGCGTACAGCTTTAAGAACAACCAGAAATGGAACCCGCAAACCCGGCAGAAAGAAGGGAAGGCCAATGCCCTTTATACCTCTAGCGAAGGAGGTATTGATCCGGGATTCTTGGAAAGCAAGCTTATCAAGCACGCTTTCGACGGATATCCCAAGGTACGCACGGGACAGTTCTCCTCATTCGAGACACAGGAGGAACCGCAAGAGATCGACTACGGACTGGAAGAAACAACCGTTATCCAGCCCAATCAAGCCGGACAGCAACCGCAAGCCCTCCAGCCCCAATCGGAAAATCCTTTACAAGGATTCGGAGAGCAACCGCAAGCGGAACCGGTTCCCGTATCTGGTATAACAGCCCAAATATCACAAGAAGATGAAGAAGCCGGATTTTAAGAGTTCAATATCAACATTCAAAATTTTATCGACATGGATACACAGAATAACAATTTACCTTTCAAGGCTAACGAGGTCATTAGCATCTTACAGACAGCCCCGGATATTCTCGCCCGTAATGAGGCGTCGGTCTCAGCTTGCACGAACGCAGGGAAAACCCTCTTGGACACGATTGAGGGAAATGGAGGTATCGGCACGGACGAGATCGACACTGCGGTACAAGAATACCTTGCGAAGTCAAAGAAGACCGTAGAGAACATGAACAACCGCCGGAAGCCGTTAACCCAAATGCTAACGGCCATATCCAAACGTTTCACGACACTAGAGGGTTCCATAGACGCCAAATCCAAGGGAACCATCCCTTATCTGCTACAGATGGAGCGTAACAAATACGCCGCCAAGAAGCTGGAAGAGCAAAAACGCCGTGAGGAAGAGGCCCGGCAAAAACAGTTGGCGGAGAACGAGAAAGCCCAATACCGGGCCGACATAACGGTCTTGCTTGATACCACGTACGCCGCCTACGTCGAGAAGCATATCAACGCCTTGAACGGGATTTTCAATCGTGCCTCCCTAGCCACGTATGGGGACGTATGCCGGCAGATCACGCAAACAAGCACCGGTTTCTCATGGACGGATTTCGTGAAAAACGTCGTGGATAACAAACAGACATTCTATATGGACGGTGAGACCCGCAAAGCGATCAAGAACGAGATAGCCATCCTAAAGAAAAAAGAATATTCCGATCGATACGCTTTCGAGATCGAGGGACTGAAACAATCCTTGGTCGACCGCCTCCCATCCCTCCGGAAACAACTGGAGGAGCAAGAGGAAATTCGCAAGACCAACGCAATCGAGGCGGCACGGCTGGAAGAGGAGCGCAAACGGAAAGAGGCGGAAGAACGTCAAAAGGCCGAACTGGAACGTAAGCGCAAGGAAGAGGAAGCGAGAGCCAAGGCGGAGGCAGAGAAAGCCACTGCGGAAGTACAGGCAGCCTTCGATTTCAGCGCCGCCAGTATGTCTCCTACCCCTACCAAGGCAAAGATCAAGAAAAAGATCCAAGTCACCAATCCACAAGGATTCATGCAGGTATACCAGATGTGGTTCATGCGTGAGGGTATCAACATGAGCATGGAGGATCTTGAGAAGATCCATAAGAAGATGATCTCCTATTGCGAGAAAATAGCCAATAAGGACGGTGAGCGAATCCAGTCCGCATTCGTGAAATATGTCGATGATGTAACGGCCAAGTGATATGAGAAAGCTATATCTGTCCTCATGGATAAACTTCGGGAAATACAGGCGTACACCGAGTAATCTAAAAAAAATCCTCGATACGGAAGAGGGCCGCAAATGGTTCCGGTGGCTGATGGATAACACTTACGATTTTGAATTTGACTTCGCAGTCATTGAATACTTAAAACTCAAGGAAGAAGATGCAAGATACGTATTACCAACGGTCTGAGGTCAGCAACTCAGACCTGACAGAACTAAAGAACCTCCTCTATCCCCGTACGCAATACGGGGATAAGGAGAAGGCGTTCAAATTCGGGAGTCTGGTGGATGCGATGCTGACAGAACCCGAACGGGTAAGATATGACAAACATACGGTAGATGACGTATTGTATTCCGGGGAAGATTGGGAACTGGCACAAGCCATGATCAAGTCACTCCGTATGGAAGCCCGACACGATCCCTTATTGGCGCAAGTGCTTGCTAAAGCGGAGACGCAACGGTTCATGGTAAACAAGGGGCAACGTTTCCAATACGGCAACTTTGAATATACGCTCGACACTCGTTGCAAATGGGACTGGTGGCTTCCCACATTCGGATTCGGCGGAGACTTGAAAACTACCTTCGCCAGTTCCCAGAAACAGTTTGACGAGGCGATTGATTTTTTTGATTGGGATCGTTCCCGTGCCTGGTATATGGATATCGCCGGAAGCCGTCAAGATTTCATCTATGGTATCTCCAAGAAGAACCAAAAAGTGTTCAAGGCTTTCATCAGACGGAACGATCCGAGCTACCGGAAAGGGAAAGAGAAATACGAGGAACTAGCCTTCCGGTGGTGGATGCTAATAAGCTAATAGTATGAAGAGTCTAATTTTAATCCTAATCGGCTGGCTAAAGTACAGGCTGGTAAAGAAATGCCCTATATGCGGAGCTCCCGTACTCGTAAAGAAATTACAGACGCATACGGGAGATACATTCAACGTATATCATTGCGGCAACTGTGGCAACGATTATATCTTAAAATAAAAATCATGAATCTCAATATCACACCGACAGACAAGATATCCGAGGAACTGGCCGCCATAGATGCCTTCCTGAATATCACAATGAGCGAAGACGTACAAGAAGCTGTCCTACGTGGAAACGACCTTGCCGTCTATATCGCCCGGACCGGGAAACTGTTAGCAGATGCCAAATACCATCTGAACGTGAAAAAGAAATCGGAAGTATTCGACACATTACGGGAAACCGCTTCACGGGCCGGAGCGACCTCAAAGGCCGTAAACGCTATCATCGACAGCCTGTGCAAGGATGAGCAATACCTAGTCGACTGGTGTGATAGATTGAACCGGACTGCGACCCACCAATTGGAATGGTGTCGCACGATAATTAGCAAGGCGAAAGCTGAAATGGCCTTAGCGCCTCAGAGTTATAACAATCCTAAATTTTAAAAGAGCATGGAAGAATTAGTAAAAGAGCAACCCGTGTACGAGATCCAAAAAGTGAAGATCAAAAACAACCAGCTCACGGCGGAGTATACGGAAAAGTTCGTGGAAGCGAACTACAAGAACAACATCCTAAAGGAATCGGAGCAGTTTATCCACCCCGATCTACTGTACGCGTTGAACCGGCTTAAGCCACACGTAGTGAAAATCTGTGAGATGCACGAGGCTACATTGGTCAATGTCGCCAATCCCTCCGACGATGACTTGAACGAGAAGCTAAAGAATATCATCGTCACCGGATACAGCAAAGGCGGTAATGATGAATCAGCCGGCGTATCAATCCAAGCGCAAAAACTCCTGAAGAGCGGGCAGATCCTTAACCTCTCCGTCCCATTCACCAAATATGAGGACGAGTCCGGCGACGGGTACCTTTACGGAGCCGAGTTGAAAGAGGCCATCGGTAGATGTAGCTACGAGGTGGACGCTTATCTGTTCGAAGGTAAATATGGCATCAAGCAAGAATCCTTCGATTTCGATACCCCGGAGGAATCGGATATCACGGGCGAGAAGGAAGAGAAGCCTAAGAAACGGGGACGGAAGAAAAAAGAGCAGATCAAGGAGATCGCCGAGGAGGTGAAAGCCTTCGACGAGTTCGCCTAACTAATAATAAAAACAACCGTTATGCAAATCACTTTACAAAACACGGAAAAGGGACAATGCTATGCGGTAAGGTTTGACAGGTACCGCCAGCAGGTCGTTGACAAGCTAAAGACAGCCGTCAGCGTCCGCTGGTGGGACAAGTCTACCGGAGCGTGGATGATCCCGGCCAACAATAAGTGCAAGGCGGAGCTAGACCAGCTCACCTATTACGTGAGGCACTTCGAACCCGTCAACTGGGGAGGGTACGAGTCTAAGACCGACGAGGACATAGCCTATCAAATACCGAACATGCCCGAGTTGGACGAGGATCATGGCCTAAAGATACAACCTTACCCCTATCAACTGCAAGGAATCGCACGAGGCTTACAACTAAAACGGTTTATCAATGGGGACGACATGGGACTTGGCAAACAACAACCAGTCAGTAGTTACGTGGCTACTCCAAACAGTTTTAGGAGGATTGGAGAATTACAAATTGGGGACGAGATATTCGGCAGGGACGGAAATGTATATACCGTAAGTGGCGTGTACCCGCAAAAAGAACGCCGCGTGTTCAAAGTGACGTTCTCTGATGGCGTATCCTGTGAATGCGGCCCAGAGCATCTATGGTGTGTCCGGGATGCCAACCGTAGAAGAAAGGGGAAAGGATGGATCACCAAGACAACACAGGAGATCATGGATTCCGGCGTGACCTACAACCTAAAAGGTTTTGGCCATAACCATACAAGACGGAAATGGGAAATCCCAATGTGTGAACCTGTGAAGTACAAGGAGAGATTATACATCATTCATCCTTACATCATGGGGGTACTTTTGGGAGACGGCCACCTTTGCAATGGCAATGGGCGCCTGTCTTTCTCTACACCGGACATGGATGCGGCTATTGCCGACAGGGTAAGAAAACTCTTACCTAGCGATATGCTGTTGGTACGGGACGATTACGCCACATGCCCGCGATACAACATCACAAAGAATCCGACAGTCCACGAAAATCGATTTTACCAAGAGATCAAACGACTCAAAGCTGACAAACCAAGTGTAGAGAAATTCATACCATACGAATACATGCACGGATCGGTAGAGCAACGCATCAACCTCTTACGCGGTTTGATGGATACGGATGGATCAGGAAAGAGAAACAGGATCACCTACAGCACCCTTTCCTATGGCATGGCGCGTGACATTGCCCTTTTGGTACGTTCCCTTGGAGGACAGGCGATCATACGCAGATACGATAGGCAAAACGAGGGTAAAGGCGTGGAATTTCAAGTAAACGTGAGGATCAAGGTTTGCCCATTCTATCTTGAACGAAAAGCCGCCGAATGGGACATCAAAAAAACAAACTATTGTTCACGGTATATCTCGTCTATCGAATATATTAGAGAGGAAGATTCCGTATGTATAAGCGTAACCGCTCCGGATCATTTGTATCTGACAAATAATTATATTGTAACGCACAATACACTTGAGAGTATCGCCACAATCAACAAGGCCGGCGCTTTCCCCTGTCTCGTTATCTGCCCCAATACGGTCAAGATCAACTGGCAACGTGAATGGCACAAGTTCACGGACAAGAAAGCCATGGTATTGACCGATTCGGTACGAACCTCATGGCCATTCTTCTGGCAAACGGGCATGAACCATGTGTTCATCGTGAACTACGAGAGCCTACGGAAGTATTTCGTACGCCGAATCAACAAATCGGAGAAATGGACGCTGAAAGACGTAGAGTTCCATAATACGATCAAGTTATTCAAGAGCGTGATCATTGACGAATCCCATAAGGTAAAATCAACGGCTACCCAACAAAGCAAGTTTTGCAAAGGTATCACCGCCGGGAAAGAGTGGATCATCCTGTTGACCGGTACCCCTGTCGTAAACAAGCCCAACGACCTTATATGCCAACTCGCTATCATGGACCGGATGAACGATCTCGGAGGCTGGAAATATTTCACGAGCCGCTATTGCTCTGGGCCGCACGGGGCCTCGAACTTGAAAGAGCTCAATTTCATGCTCTGGAAGCATTGTTTCTTCCGGAGGGAAAAATCCAAGGTGCTGACTCAATTACCCGACAAGGTACGGCAGATCGTGACCTGCGAGATCACCAACCGCAAGGAATACCAAGACGCCGAGCGTGACTTGGTGGATTATCTGAGACGATACAAGGAGGCCGACGATGAGAAGGTACAAAAATCGCTGAAAGGCGAGGTCATGGTACGAATCGGCATATTGAAGGACATAACGGCCCGGGGTAAGTTGAGAGAGGTGATCGATTTCGTGAAGGATTTTCGGGAGAACGGAAAGAAGATCATCCTCTTCTGCAACCTGCATGAGATCGTAGACCGGCTCCTACAGGCGTTTCCCTCGGCGGTGTGTGTCACCGGACGGCAAGATATGCAACAAAAGCAAGCGGCCATAGACGCTTTCCAACGGAATCCCAAAACGGACGTCATCATCTGCTCCATCAAGGCCGCGGCGGCGGGTATCACGTTGACAGCGTCAAGCAATGTCGCTTTTATCGAGCTACCGTGGACATACGCAGATTGCGACCAAGCCGAGAGCCGGGCGCATCGTATCGGCCAAAAGGACTCCGTGAATTGCTATTACCTACTTGGCCGCAAGACCATCGACCAGAAACTCTACAGGATCATCGAGGAGAAAAAGCATATAAGCAACGCCGTGCTTGGAGCGGAGGACAATATACAAACAAACATCGTCGATATGATGGCCCGGATATTCGACGAGACCGAGGAGGAGGAATAATCATGGCAGAGGAATACATAGGGATCAACCGCTTGAAAGAACGGGAGGACGCTAATAAATATCCACGAAGGAAATGCGTAAGATGTATCCGTTATCCATGCTTCTCCGGACAAGGAATAGGTACGCACGCCATTAATCTCGCCGCTTATGGATGTAAGGATTATAAAAGTCAAACAAGATTAAAGAATATGTCGCACAATGTAAACAAAGGAGGTTCAGATGCTTAAAATATCATTGTTAATAATCGGAATGATCTCGCTAATATTCATTCTCACGTCTGGAATATCGATCCAGTTCAAGCCATTCCATATATCCCTAGCTTATCCATACTTTGGAACAGGGATGGTATTGATAGCCATTGGTTTCGCCTTGTGCTTCGGCTCGGCTTATTATCATGGAATATCAAATCATGAATATAAAGATGGTTACAGCAAAGGATTCAACGCAGGTATTGAATACATTATCGATTGGGCTAAGAATAAAAAAGAAGGCTAAAGATAACATTTTTATAGCGAGAGATAAAGACTAACAAAGAGAATAAATAAAAAGGCAGCGCCTCACAGCGCCACCCCATTACAACCTGCGACAAATATATCAAATAAAGACAACTATGGCAAGTGAGGCATTGAATAAATATATTGAGAAACGTTACGACAGGTGGCTGGATTACGCTAAGTATCACTGCTCACTTGCCGGAATGAGTAGTGAAGCTATTGACGTATTGAACGAGGTAATGTGTATGCTACTTCAAAAGCCTCTGGAACACCTCTCCCGGCTTATGGAAGCCAAGCAAGGTAAATATACCGAACTTGACTGGTATATCCTGCAAATGATAAAGCTGAACGTTACCTCGAACACGTCTCCCTACCGGCATAAATACAAGCCTATCCCGGTAGATGAGAATGTGGATTGGCGAAGACTGAACATTATTGATGAGCCCGATGATAGTATTGACCGTACCGAGTATATCCGGGAACGTATGCAGGATATCCGGGATATGGTCGACCTGTTAGGGTTGTCCGAAAAAGCCAAACGGATCTTCGCTTGGAAATTCTTCGCCGGAGAGTCTTTCGCCGACTGGCCGGGGCCGGAAAGCCGGAAGGAGTTGTATGAGACCTACAAAAGCGTTTTCAATGCGGTGATGGATAAGAAGGAAGGGAGATTGCTGTTGTGATATTTAAGACCTCTAACATTCCTACAATACAAGAACAATCGTAGCACAGAAGAGGGTTCTCAGCTCCTGCCACTATGGTTTGCCACGTGTTTGCGTTAGTAGGAAGGTTAGAGGTTTTACTAACGGCGGGAGGCTTCTTCCTCTCCCATCATTTATTTGTTTATTCTGGATTTAGTATTTCTATTTTAAAATCTCCACTTGAACGAATCTCCAAAGTTTTTTTACCTTCACTATTTGGTAAGACCACTTCTTTTTTACCTATTACCAAATAGGGTATTTTATTCGTTTTAAATGTAGACATTCTTTCTTCTAATTCCCCCATTTTTGAATATTTATAATTAAGTTCCTCTTCTGTTAAATTACTATCTTCATCCATATCTTGAAATACTGGTCCAAATTTACACCTAATATCTTCATAGCTATACGAAGTAGGCTTAGTCCATTCAAAACAAGAAGCAAGTAATTGACAATAAGTTTCCTTCTTTTCGACAAGAATAGCAGGTAATGCCAAATTATTAAATGTTCTGTGAGGAAACTTTAATTCATCATTTATATGAACAGATGTGTAATAAATCCCTAAAATAAAATCAAATAGACTATAATCAGCATTATCATACTTATCTCTATTTTTAGTAATAATATACTCTATTATCAATTGGGGGATTATATATTCCGGCTTAAAAGAGCCATCTTGTTCCTGAACACAAATGGATGAAGCTATAATTAACGGTAATTTTTTCAATACAATATCTATATCATTTCCAATCAAATCATTTTTACTTGGTATCCTTAAATCTAATACAGAAAATCTCTCTTTCACAACAAAACGTGAAATTTTCATATCATCAAAACAAGGTTGTTTAAGTTCTTCCCAGCATGCATTGATATTTGTACTCAAATATAAACAAGGATATCCCGGAGCACTATAACGTTCCGTTTTTACTATACTTCTTTTATTTAGAGGAATATGAAACATTTCTTTTACAGGATCTGTTGATACAAAAGGCATTCTAGCCCTATAGAATATAGCTTCTTGTGGAATTTCACAATACCATTTCTCATAGAAACCATTTGACAATAAAGTATTGATACAGTTATATGCAGCATTATATCGACCATCAAAGTAATAGTTCACACACTCCTTTAGATGGTTATTACATTCTTCGACCTTTATTATAATATCATCTATATCTGGTCCAAGAATTTCTTTATACTCTTTCAACAATGAAGCATAAGAATCCAAAGCACATGACAAGCCTTCTCTAAAATCCTGCTTTTCTTTTTCTTTTAAGATCAAATCATTCCAATTCTTTAAAGGCATTAACTTTCTTAGTTTTTCATAAAATTCTTCCATTATCTAATGATTTAATTTTAACACTTACAAATATACAAAAAACGCCCGAAATATTACAACTCCGAACGTTAACCTCAACTATGTAGCCGATACCCGATCGATAAATTTGAGAGAGCAGTTCATGATATAGTTCACTTTACCCCCTCATATCGCAGGGTTGATACGGTCTTTCCCGGTTGAGAGGATGGAGGCTTGTGGGCTTGGCGGTGGGATGCCTTTATTAAAACAGGATTCTGGATTAGAATTGAACCTAGTAGCTTGTATTTACAAAACAAAAAGTCTTAATTAAGCAATTATAAATTTCAACTTTAACCTTGCCAAAATACTTTTAATCCATTGAGGTGGATCATTTTTAAACACATAGGTCACTTTCTTCCCACATTTAGAATACGCCAAAGCTTGACTTTCAAAGGATCTCTTTGTCTCAACATCTGGGTCATAAGTTGAACTTACAGATTTTATTCAATATAAGCGCTTTTATCCTCATCATCAGAATCAACAACCTCCATGTCTGCCCATCTGCTAGTGCCAGTATGGTCAGTATATTCAGATTCGACTTTTTTAACTTTTTCTTTTAAAATATCGCCTTGTTCAGTTTCAAGATATCTACTTTTTTGAGCTTCTGCAATTATTTGTTTCACTTGAAAAGAGTATCCTTCGAGAAAAGCATATGCTGTAGGTCTAGTAATGTCAACATGCGCAATATCATCAACAAGTTTTTTCATTCCTGGGATAGTACTTTGTATACAGTCATAAAACATGGTATGTGTTATTTCAAATATCAACTCACTTCTTCTCACACTTAACATTCCCATCTCATAATGAGATAAATGATTAAAAAAGACTTCTTTAAAAGTCATTCCCTTTTCACCAAACCATTGAGTAATTTCAACCGGAGTCGTTTTATCTTGATATATTTGAAAAAACTTAATCCTAGATGAGCCTTGTAAATTTGCATGCGCCCATCCATGCAAACCTTCAGACAGCTTATCGGGTATTGGCTTTCCTTCATATATGAAATATCCTTGAACTACACTTGTTTGATTCGACTCTTTATTATTAAGATAATTATTGTTTTGCTCACTCTCTAAATTATTACGAAAAATTGACTTATTCTCATGTTTTTGGATAGCATTAACGATCTTTGTTTGGTCTCTAGATTGAGGTCTATTATCAACAATACGCCCACCGCCTCCTTTCGACGGTTGTACTACCCGGGAAGTACACTCTTTCTGTTGTCTCTCCGCTTTCATGGTCATTCAATTTAAGGATTTAAACTATTCTTTCTCTTCTGCCTCTTTATCCAGATCAAGTCCAGCCTCTTTCATGAACTTGGCAGCTGCCTTCGCTTGTTCAGCTTGAGCCTCTGCATGGGCAGTCAATGGAGCTCCGATAATATTACCGAAAAGTATTCCCTGCAACGCATTGGTCGCAATCTGCGAGGATGTAGGATCTTTTGCCATAGTGATTACTTTTAAGGATTTCCCAAATGTAGGGAATTATTTGAGAAGTTGTGTATTTTGAAAAAAAGAAATATAAAAAAGAGCCCGAATATCACTACCCTAGACGCTTTAACTTTAACTATGACTCCATTAATGCCGAGACAAAGATAGGTATTATAATACACCAACCTATATACTATTTATATTTTTCTTTTTAAGATACTCATCATACCCTATTTGCCAAAAATACATATCTACAATTTTCATAGGGGGATAAATGACATCGCTTTTTATACAATTCTTACATTCCTTTATTTCAATCTTATGTTTATCTGCAAAGGATATGATATTTTGTAGATTTATAGGGAACTCTTTTGTCTCTTCACATATCTTCCATCCATCAAAAAAAAATCGATCTAGCGCAGGCATGCAACCTAAAGTACCTAATAGTATTTTCGAAACTAAAGTACAGCTGACATTCTTCACTTCATATACATCCTTGATCTTTTTAACGATTTCATTTATTGGTTTTATATCATCAGAAGCAATATTTTCTTTTCTTAATGCGCTATTAGATCGTATGATCTCGACAATAGGTTCATGTATCAAATAATCTTTCTGAAGTAATTCTGAAGAACCTCTATACATCCCCCAGCTCGCTAAATAAAAAGCCAACTGCAATGTCAGATAATCAACATCATTATTAAAATCCGAAAAAGCCATAAAGCAGTGTTCCCAAGATTTAAAACGATGATTTGGTTCGTGTAATTGTTTTATATATTTACCAACAATATCTTCCATACCCATCCTATAGTTTTGTTATTGTAAAGAGTGTCTAAATGATCACCTTTTATAATGAGAAAAATTATTTTTTTGAATGTAAATATACTAGTCATTGTGATCAGCTATTCTGAAAATTGCATATTTACAGGCAGATAATCATCTACAAAAAGCACTTTTATAATTTTCAGTTAGCGTTAACTATCACCTAGTCTGATCTAAATCACCACCGAAAAACTCAAAAGTTCATAAACTAGATACATATTCAATCCACAAAATTATATTCATCTTTATTTAAATCAACAACAATGTTATAATTATAACAGCATGATTTACAAATATCCAATATCTTTTGCCGACATTTTAAATAACTACATTTAAAAACCTCATTTGCTTCTTGAAGTCCTCCATCATGTAAATAGTCAAGAGAAAAAGAATATTCTTTTAATGCCATATCTAATCTAGATTCAATTTCTCCTGCATTTATACTTCTAATAGCAAATAATACAATCCAATCATAGTATCCCGCATATTCTGTACGATTCAGTGACTCCTCACGAATTTGCACATCTTTAGTATATCCTATTTTAATAATTGATCCTTTTAATGATCCTGCAATATATACCATACCTGCAGATTCATGTCTTCTTTGAAATGCTATTCTAGCTGTGTTACATTGAATACAATGTCCACTTCTTGATCTCAATGTATGTCCATATTTTCGACAAGCAGTTGTATTATAAGCAAATAATTTACCATGATTTTCCATTTCTTGTTTACATTGTGGTATTGGTCTTCCTTTAGCATTAAAGAGTTCATATACACTTATATTTTGAGATTTCAAGAAAATACGTTCACTATCTGATATTTCATATTCTATCATAACGGCATTAGTTTAATATTAATATGCGGACAAATATAGATAAACGAAAACAACTTTACCCACATTACAAGTATTTTTCAAAACACTGTTTTTAAAACAATAAAACTTTCTCTGGTATAGAAGATGAAAAACTAAAACACCAAACAAATATTAAATTGTGATTTTTACTTTCTTAAAAACCTTATTACGACATAACCTATACAAAAAAACGGCCAGCCCGGGCAACAAGCCTATAGCCCACCCACCGACCTCGATCTTTATTTTCTCCCAACGGGACAACTCCTTCTCCACAGGGATCGGGACCTCGACCTTACGATCGACATATACCTCTTTCGACGGGAGATATAACGTATCCCTAGGAACCCTCATATTGGCGATCACGTTACCGAGGCTATCCAAGGCGAACATGAGCTCTACGTTCTTGGTGTTGGCCATGTCCAGCCAACGAAGGACTACCTTACCGTTCTCATCGCATTCCATCAACGCACGGATAGAGGCGCTATCTACAGGCATAGGGTAAGGTACCAACTTGTCTATATAGATCGAGTCTATACGATTCTCGATAGCGACAGGCTGTATCTTGGTTCGACACCCGGACAGGAAGAGGATACCGGCTATCGCCAGCATCCCGCAAATCATTCCCGTTCTCATAATAAATTCCACCCCGCAATAACATCCGACATATCTGCTTCTCTCCCATTCTCAAAACGGCTCATCCCTGCCACGATCCGGATCATCTGTTCTCGGTCGTTGATGTTTATCGGATCGTCAGCCGGGATTCCAGCGTAGTCAGATACAAATTGAATATACTTTTCCGTATGGTTCTCTTTCGGTGGTGCCCATCTTCCTATCATCTTGCGGATCGTATCCAGCTTATAGTTCCGGTAATAGTTCGACAGGATCTTGAAGATCGCCCTGTAACCGTATGCCATCGACTTGAATTGTTTAAACTCTCGATCAGAGCTTGTCTTCTCGCCTTGGAAAACATCGCTGTTCCTTCTGATGTTCCCGGGGTTGTTGTTACGTAATCCCCGGGGCAAATTGTTATTTCTCATTCCTTACCCTCCCTCATTAATAGCCGTTCTGCGGCTCACGATCGCCGCATTTCTTTTTCTCGCACCTCTTTAAAGCCAGTTCTATCTTCACGTCCGAGTAGCTCTCTTTTAAGGTGAAAAGCTCGTCCTGCACCTGCCGGAGCCGTCCGGTCTGCTCAACGAACCGTTCCTCCTTCTCTGACAACTGCTTTTGCAAGAACTCGTTATACTCACGCAGGGCTTTGAACTCCTCCACGTCAGCTTGAGCGTCCGCTATACGGGCGTTCGTCTTACGGTTCGCCCACGCACGGATGCCCCATTTTATCCCCTCGATCCCGCCCATCGCACCGATTATCGCCAATATCGTATTCAAATCAACTCCCATAACTCGTTTTCTTTTAATATATACGGGGACTTTTATTTGCCCGCCCCCGATAAGGCCTATAATATTTTCTATCTATTCTCCAGCTCCTTCACCCGCCTCTCCAGCGCCTTAACCTTGGCGTGTAGCTCCTTGATACCGTTGATCCCGAAGGCGGTCAGCATCTGGATATAATCCACGCCGTAATAGGAATCCCCGTTATCCGGTGTTATGAGTTGTACCGCCTCCGGAAGAACCTCACGCACGGCTTGCGCCGACACGCCAATACGAGGGATCTTATCCTCGTCCTCCTTCATCGTGTAGTAGAATGCGGAGATCCCCTCCAGCTTCTCCAGCACGTCCGGGATATCGAAAAAGACGCTCTTCAGGCGGATATCGGACGAGGTCAAGCCTTGGTAATTGGTGATATACACATGGGCCGTACTCGCGGCGTCCTTGTTGATATACAGGTTGGCTATATTCCCGGGACTGTTCCAACCATAGATACCGTTACCGTTATCGATCCGTACCCCTAGGAACGGATACCTCCCGCCCGGGGCGTTAAATACGACCCCCGTGCCCTCCCTGTACAACACTTTCTCTACCCCCATGTCGTAAAAATAGGGGCCATATCCCTCAAAAAAGACTCCGCCCCACGAGCTACGGTTTCCGAACTGCCCGGCGAACTGCGTGGTCTTCCCGATAGTCAACATTTGCGGAAAGGTGATTTGTGTACGATCCGAGACGGACGTATCCACGGCCAGTGACCCGTTCGTGATGGTGAAGTTTCCGATCCTTGCCAAGTTCGCAAAGATCTCCTCCACGTCAATCTCCGAGGCAGCTATCTTCCGTGCCATCAGCAAATCGGTCGCCACGCTGGAGAAATTCGCCCCGAAGGTGTCCCAATAGGCGGTATTGGTCGGATGTTTTCCCTTGAAGGTAGGCTCGTTGTCATCCACCTTCGCCACATAATACGCACGTGTACCATCGCTATTCTTGATCGATACGACATCCGTTATCAGCGAGCTGCCGTTATAGGTAGTACTTGAGTCGTAATCGCCACGGTAGGTACAGCGGGGGCCACGGTCACCACGAGGACCTTGCGCGCCATCCTTGCCGTCCGCCCCATCGATCCCGTCCCTTCCGTCCGATCCGTTCGCTCCAGGCTTGCCGTCCTCACCCTTCACGACTAGCTCCTTCCAGAACCTCGTGTTCGTGGGAGCGACGCCGGGAGTGGTTTGCGAGGTACATTTATACACGTTACCGTCGTAAGATACCTTGTCGCCGGGATAATAGACGAGCGATTCGGAGTAAGTACCCCGATCCACCTCCGGATAGTCGATCTCACCAGAGGGCGATTGATAGATACTGCCTTTCAGTACTAGGCCTTTCTGTTGGTCGTACGAGAGGAAGGCGTTGTCATCGCCGATCCGGAACGCCTTGGAGAGCATGTCCCAATATTGCGTGCCGTCCGTGTTAATGATCTTGTTCAGTCGCATCCATCCCGGGCCTATCTCGCTGAAGCCGTAAAGCGTGGAGAAACTACGCTGGCCATCCACCTCGGTGCTCAACGCGCCACAAAGGAGGTTGTAATACGAGCCGTCGTCCAAGTCCATCGGCTCCTTGCTGAGAAGGAAAGAGCCGGACGATCCCGACTTGGCGCAGCGGGCGTACAGGTACATGGCCTCCGTGTCATCTCCCAGATAGGGAGACGTATAGGCCGCCACGTTCCAGTACTTGTACTCCGTCACCTTGTGGGAGGGGGCGAGCGAGTCTATACCCAACGTCATGTGCTGCAAGATCCCGGAGGGGGTGGTAAGCGTACGTTTCGATTGGTCATACGTGAAGGCGTGATCCACCTCGGTGACCGTCTGCCCGTCCGCCGTGGGAATACGGTTGACGAAACGGAACTGCAACGACTCATGCCCCACCAATACCGACATGGTGCGAAGCCACGACATCGCCTGGCCCTTGCCGTAATCCTTGAACGCTTTCTCCAGCATTCCTTGCATCTCCACCGCGTCACGCCAACGGCGAAGGGTGAACGATACGGCCTGCTTGTGCCGTATCTCGTTCGCCACCTCCTCGCTCTCTAGCTTGCCCAGCTCATCGGACAGGAAACCGCCTACCGGCGTGTTGGATAGCTCAAGCTCCGGACTGTGGGGCCTATTAATGTGATCCCTCACCCCGGTGATCCGGATCAGGATACCGTCCGGCTGGAACTGGGGATCGCTGAAATCGACATAACCGCCGGGTACCAGCTTGGCGCCGATCGCCAACCAATTCTTCTTGGCCCATATGCCGTCCAGCTCTCCGATGAACGTGAATTGCCGCTCCTCACGCTCGTAAAGGTAGCGTACCGCCTCCCGGAACATGTCCCAGCTCGCCCCGGTCTTGGTGGCGTTGTCGCATACGTAGGCGGCGGGAAGGGATATGTTGAAAATGGCGTACTTGTCGCCGACCTCCGGATACAGGGAGGCGTTCGGCAGCGTCATGCCATCCTGCTCGGACGAGATGATCTCGAACTTACGGCCGTCATGTACGTACTTTACGTCGAACTCACGGCCCGCCAGACGGCCAGTCTGGAAAATAACCGTCATGGTCTGGCCGGCGATCAGGCAATCCTCGAAATTCAGGTTATCTGGAATTGACGAGTCGTAGAAATCATAGAACGTGACATCGTTCCCGTCCGTGTCCTCGCCCGGTTCCGTATCGGTCTCGCTCACCGTACCGACACGGGAAGGATAGATGTCGCTCGCGTCGTAGCTGTCCTCATTATAAGAAGAAAGGGGCTTGTCAGCACGGGTGACATACATGCCGTCCTTGTCGGTCTTGTAGCGTCTGCCTTGGTAGGAAAGTTCCTGCGACTTGGGGAGCAGCAAGGTCTGGCTTCCGTAGGCCGAATAATCGATATTCCGCTCGCCACCTTGCACGTAAAGGATCTCAACGGGGAGGTTGTCGCCTTGGTTCGCACGACCTACACCGGGAAGGAATCCGTTACCTTTTCCGTATGATAGCTTTAGAGGAGCGTCCTTGTAATACTCCATCTTGCGGAGGTTGATAGTTTTGCCCACGATCTCGAACTCCGTGTCGAACTCCTCGGCCAAACGCCCCAATACAGCCCAGCATTTCTCATGGTTGAACGACAACAGTTTCTCCGGGGCCTCGATCACCGTGCCGACCGTCCAGCCGGAATCATAAAGATTCAAGTTGTCCACCAGTAGCTCCACGAACATCCCCGGCGTGGCCGTCATGACGAACTTGAGCTTGTACGGCTTGTCGGACAACAGCTTGTACTTATATTTTTTCAGGATCTCCTCGTTACCGCCGAAGGTGACGGTATAGTCGAATACCCTCGTGCCCTCCTTCTTGAAATCCGAAGGGTACCACAGCGTGTACCTTTCCCCCTGGTACTCGATATACGCCCCGGTGGGCAGCTCCACGTGATCCACTAGGGAGTAACGCAGCTCCACCTTCTTCGCTTGCGCTATCGCCCGGTAACGATAGCTGTCATCGTCCACCGGGATGTCAAGCAATACCTCGCCCGTCTTATCATAGATACGCATCTCGAACGGTATTTAAAGGGTGTTCGAGACGCTTTCGGACATACCCAGCAAGGCACGTACCCTCGCCTTGCAGTCGTTACGGTAACGTTCCAGACAGGCGAACTCTGCCTCAAACTCGGCCTCTCTCTCATTATCCGAGCTCAATTTATTCAGCGTTATCGCCTCTACCCGATCGGCGGAATACTCTCTCCGGACCAATCCGGACACGAGACTGTCATAACTCGCAGAAGTCGCCTCGACCAGCGTACCGCCATCCTCGCACGTGCCGGTATAGGCGTAAGCCGTGCAAGGCTCCGGTTCCGGTTCGCCCCCGTGGCCCTCCGGAACGTAGTTCTCCAAGACCTCCTCGTTCAGGTATAGCAGGTAATGGTTGTCATCGTATTTTACGAATGTCTTTCTCTCCGTGTAAATCGCTCTTGTCTCCATATATTTAAATGTTTTTAGCCGACCCGGAAGGATCGGCCAAGAGCGATCCCCACGGGTCAAGTGAACCTGAAAAATTTCTTACCGAACTTGTTGGTGAGCACCTTTATCACGGTATCCACCGGCAAGTCCTCGTGAGAGAAGTCCGTGAGCGCCTGGTCGATCAAGACGGCGGAACCGGTGAAAGCGTAACGCTCCTCGCCTTTCCATCGGAAACGTATGGCGAGGCACTTCTTTGGCGTACCGTCCTCGTTTCTCTCGATCTTGCTATCCTCGATTTTATAATCAATCAACTCTATGAGTTTATCATCCTCCGGCCCTCGTTTATCCTCCGGTATCCGGGTATCATAAAGTATATCCTCGAATCTCATTTTCCGGTCGGCCGGGAGATCCTCCCACGGACTTTTTTTATTCCTTATCACCTGTCCCAGTCTTTTCCTTGGTGTTTCCATTCCTAATTTATTTAATAGATTACTCGTATCAGCGTGTTGGATGAAGCCTATACGGGAAGAGGCCCTCCTCCTTATCTCCTCGTCCGGCAAACCCTTCTTTCTCAGTCTCGCTATCTGGCGGCAGAGAGCCACCTTGTTACGTTTCCGGACACGGACGTGATCCGGGAAATGCACGTATCCCCCCGTATCGACACCGTCCGTCACGTGCCCGATCTTCCATCTCGGGTTAAGACCGATCCTAAGCTCGTTAGCGTAATAAAGACCGATCCACTCGATGACAAGGTGCAAGAATACGGTGTCCTCATGCAGTATCAGGACATCATCGGCGAGACGGTAGCAGAAATCCAGACGGTTCAGATATCCCTTGAACCTGTCCGAGAGATATTGGATCCCTTTGGATAACTCCTCATAATCATGTTCTGTTTTGGCCGTTGCGATACTTTCCTCGATATATCTTTTCGTGTAGTACTCAACCAAAGCCGGGCATTCCCCGACATGGAAGCACCGCTTCAAATCGTGATCGAAAAGATAAAGATAGACAAGCGAGAAGAACTGCGCCAGCTTCGTGCCGGGAAACATACCGGTATCCCCCTCGACGCTATCGATGATCTCATCAAGCCTTCGCAATAAATGATTATCCTTGATACGTGTCCTGAGCTGGCTTTTCAATACCGGATGATTGACGGTCGGATAGAAGTGGTGGATATCGCACAGGAGATAGTCGGTGGTACGTTCCGGATCATCCTCATGTAGGCGTGGGGACCGCGTCCTTTCACCCCTCCGTAGGTATACGCGGAGAAGGATCTCGTAAAATAATCCTCCACCTCATTGAGCATCGCCCAATGCTGGACATGATCAGGGAAAGGGAGCATCCCGATAAGACGTTCTTTCGGCTCATGGACGGTCATAAAACGATACGGGGAGGTTACGAACGTCCCGTTTTCAAAAGAGTATAGGAGATCGGAAAGGTTCTTTTCCAAGTCCGCCTCGAACTTTATTATAGCCTTTTTACCATGCTTGTTCTTGCTGGCATGATCAAAAGCCTTGTAATAATTATCCTTCCGGGCTATCCTCCCGGAAAAGTCACCTTTTCTCCTCATCTCGTGTCTCTAGTGTCTTAAAGTGTCCAGTGTCTGCAATCGCCATCGGGTTATGAGCCGTCGGTTATAAACCTACCGGTACTATACCTTTAGCCTTGATTTTTTGTCAAGTGACAGGGTCTCTCCTCCACTTCTTACTGAATAAACCAGTGGCATATCTTAGGGGCGACGACCAGTTGGCGTTAGCGTTCGAGACCGCATTGTTACCATTGAGGTACGCTAAGCCGGCATTAGCACCGTTGTTCGCATTACCACGACGGAACGGACAGCGAAGGCCGGAACTGGACGTCAGAGAAGACAACCCGCCCAATCAATAGGCGGAACAAAGGTAATATTTAATTTTTCAAGTGCGACCGCCTTACGGCGGGAAAAATAAAACAGGAACGGAAACAACATGTCAAAGAACCAAGATGCGGCACTTACGTGCCTTGGGTGCCCGGGCGCTTCGCACCCTGATGGACACGAAGAACACTCGAACACTAAGAACGCTAGTACTGCACGGGCACAGGGCTTACGTCCTCTGCAAAATAGCAGAGGGGCGACGACCAGTTCACGTTAGCGCTCGAGACCGCAATGTTACCAATGAGGTACGCTAAGCCGGCACTAGCACCGCTGCTCGCACTACCACGACGGAACGGACAGCGAAGGCCGGATGTAGCGTTGTCGTTATACCAACCGTCGCTATGATAGGTATTGGGGCTACCGGAGGCGACAGTCGGGGCGGAGCATAGGTTCTGCATACTGAGCTCGGTGATATATTTCCAGCCACTGGGATCGTTCTTAGGAACCTTGGCCGCCTTTATCAAACCTTCGATAGAGTTGATATTAAACTCCGAGTAAAGAGAAGGGGCCACATAGTAATCACCGCTTCCGTCGGACAGCTTGTTTATCAACGCACCACGCTCGATCAGACCGATGTGACCGTAGAAGTTCTTCAAGCCGAGGAAGCAAGGGACGTGCGCTTGGTGGACGGTACTACCGTCAGAGCCCTTCACGGAGTAGTCGCTCACACCGACTGAGTCCCCTAGCTCAACACCAACGCTTGTCGGAACGATCGGATAGTTCCCGTTATGGCTCGACCAAGAATCCCAAGACCACTCGGTAACCCCCTTGCCGGTACCGCCCTGATATAGGCCGTTGGAGTCCTTTACCGGGTTCAACGCAGACTGGCAATCACGGGTACCCATGATAAGGCGGTAGAGATAACCGACGACGCTGTTCGCGACGAACCAGCCGGATTCCCAGCCCTCACCCTTCTTGCGGGCGGCCGTGCCGAAAGCCGCGGCGTTCATGTTCGTGGCAACCATGCCTAGCTGCGTGTTGTACTTGCCGTCCCTCGTCGCGTCGTTGTTCCCGCCACGATAACGGGGATCGTCGCTGACGACGGAGACCAACGTCCCGCTCGTACGATCCATGACGCCGGCTCCCAAGGCCGACGTACCACCGGCCGGGATGTAATAGTTCAAATGACCCTCGATCGGGGTCGGGCTCACGGCCTCGTAATAATACGTGGAGTCAACCCACCAAGAGTAGTAGTGGGCGTTCCAGCACCACAGGTAATCGCCCATCGTGCCGTCCAAGGCGGCGGGACTGCCGTCGGCGAAACGACGGTGGTTCGTCGGGTCAAGCTTACGCCGGCTACGGTCAACGGACACGAGGTAGCAGCCCAGACCGATCACGGAGGGAAGATCCCGCAGGAAATCGATATTACCGTAAGCCTCGCCGACAGGCGTGCCCTGACCACGTTTCCAGCGACGGATAGCGACGTGCTTGTTCACGATCGATACCGCGTCGGCGAAAGGGATCCTCACTGACTCGCCCGTTTCCTTGGACACTCCCTCGATCAAATACTTGGAGGGCTGGTTCGTGTCGGCCAAGGGCAGCTGGTCGATCGTTTTGCCGTTATCGAAGGCCGTGATGATAGCGCGTACCTTCTCCTCCTCTGCTGTTGTTAATGACATGATTCTGTATATTAAAATGTTAGACAATTATACCTTTCGTATCCGGCTACCGGATAAAAATCTCATCACGCTACCGGCCTTGCGGATAACCGGGGCCGTGACCTCGATCTCTATCGTTTGGGCGAGCGAGGTGTTCTGCGCCGGGATAACGTGGATCGTGGCCGTGCCGGTCTTACGCACGGTCAAGTTCCCATGTTGGTCCACATACAGGGCATCCCCGGAATAAAACGCTTGCTGAAAGATCACGTTCGGAAGGACATAGGCCGGAAATAAACTCACGGCTATCCTCTGGGCGACCGTATTCCCTAACGTTATCCTCTTGACATATTTCAGCTCCATACGGGTAGGGGCAAGAAGCGCTTGACTCATCAACGATTGCTCGGCCGCTTTCATGGAAGCGATCTGCGCATTGCCCTCGGAAATCATCGCCTCAGCCTCGACAGCGGCAGCCAAAGCCTCATCAGATGCTCGACCGGCCAAATCAGCCTGTTTCCCAGCCTCCAACGCTTTAGCGTTAGCCAAACCCGCAGCAGAGATAGCGTTCCTCGTGGCCTCGATAGCCTTATTCGCCTCCGCAAGGGCGGTCTTGGCCGCTTCCGTTGCCTGCGTACCACGGGCGATACATTTCCACCAAGCCGTATCGGTCAACGCATGACCCTTGTTCTTTTCCTTCACGGACAGATAACAACTATCATCTGTCACGATAAAATCAAAGCGATCGTATGTCGTGCCGGCCGCATAAGTGCCGGCATCCGTGAAAGCGACCTTTCCTAGTAAAATCTTTGTCATGATCCTGTATCTATTAATTATCCAACATTCAAGTAAAGCTCACCGGTGACATTATCGAACTTAACCAAGTTCGGACTTACCTCGTCGTCAAAGCTCATGTATAATCCCATATCGGTCTCGTCTATGGAGAAGGTAGGATACAGGACACCGCCTTTAGCCAAGACACCCGTGTCAATATACTTCTTCGTGCCCTCGTCCCACTGCCACCAATTACCGTTATCGCCCATCTTAGGGGGATGATCCCCATACTCCTTGGCGCGGTCACCCTGTGTCTTGGCGAAGTTACCCTGCGTGTTGGCGTAAGAAGCTTTCTCATTCGCCAATTTCGCCGCATCATTTGCGTTTTTAGTTGCGATTTCGGTATCTTCCTTGATCTTCTCTAACCCATCGTGAGCGGCATTAGCGTTAGCCGCGGCTTTATTGGCTAAATCAGCCGCGGTATTAGCCTTACCGGTTGCGGTATTGGCGTTCCCTGTCGCAGTGATGGCGTTCGCCGTGGCCGTATTAGCCTTTGACGTGGCCGCCTCGGCGTTCAGCTTGGCGGTGTTGGCATTGGAGGCCGCCGTATTGGCCGCCTTGGTAGCGGCACGGGCGTTGGAGATCTCCGTAAGCATGTTCTCGTAAGCCGTCTGGATAGTCCCGAGGCTCACCTTCACGCTGGTTTGTATGCCGTCTATGATCTTGCAACCGATCGTGTACAGACCGGTAAGGCTGTCAGCCAGCATGAGTTCTGATATTTTCTTCTTCTTTTTAGGCATATGTGTTCAAGTCTATGTAATATTCCCCGTCCTCCGTGACCACCAGTTCCCCGGCCTCGGTAGCCAGCAGGTAATCGACACCATCCATCCGGAACACCGTGAACTCCAGCGTGAGGTTGAATGTCACCACCACACGCCCCCGGAGGCTCTCAAGTTTCCATCCGGATGTCCTCTTGTAGTAGCAGGGGTATTCCTCCACGTTGTAATCCACGTACAGCGAACGCTCGCCCGGCTGGATCAAGGCATTCAACAGAGCGTCGTAACAACTCCAGAATGTCGTCATTGAGCCAGCGATGAGACAGCATTTAAGAGTGACTTCCTTGCTATTATACACCACCTTGCCGGCATCGTAGATCCTACCGTCAACGTCCAGTACCGTGCGGGACAGGTTCGTCTTGACCGTGGGGGATCTCATGATCTCGTCACGACCCTCCGTCACCATGATACCGTACCTGTCCAACGGAACGCCGTCCAGCTCGTACTCGGAGGGAGGAACATACGCTCTACCCTCCGGGATCGCCATGGACGAGGGTCTTACGGGCCGATCCTCGGCGAACCGGAGCGTGAAGGCCTCCAACGTGTCCCAATCCTCATACGCCGGACTCTGGATGAGTCGCAAGCTCCACTCCCTGCCCAGCGAGGGGATACGGAAGAGGTGATACCCGGACTTCGATAGGTGCTCGACGAGAGCGCCGGCGGATCTTCCGTCCACGCTGCGGACGAACGTGATGTTGAGCTCCCGTGGTTTCAAGGTGGGCTTTTCCAAGTCCGGCTCTATGCCGTCCTCGTCCGGCCAGTCGTTCCTAGCCGGTTCCACCAGCTCGGGGAACGGGAGAAGGCCGTCGTAACCTCCCTCCGTGATCCATACGCCGAAATCGGTGTAGGCGTCCTTGCCGTCTATGTATAACTCACCCCTCATAAGATCACCACGGTATTATCCTTGTTTATCTCAACCTCTCCCCCGATATTCACCAGCAGGATCACGGCGTAGTCGCTCGCCACGACCCTAGCCTTGCCGCCGTGCATGAGGATCACCTTGTGAACACGCTCGTTATCGTCTATCGTTATCACCGCATCCGTATCACCTATCACGGCGATATTGCCGGGATTGGTTACGTCCACGTGGCCGGAGTCAACGTACACCCCGTAGGGCATCACGTGACCGGCCATGCCACGGAACATGTCTAACGACGGGAAATCATTCTCCGCGCAAAACTCACGCCCCTGCGGGCTGAAGAACAGCCACACGAGGCTTCTCCAGTCCGTCACCCCGTTAGAACCACTGCACGCCCCGAGCGAGAGGGCCGATTTGATTATGTCGTTAACCGTCTCCATCATTATCTTGATCTCATTAATATCCCCTTGTCGTTAATAGTCTTTATACCGGAGGCCGCCGACTTGGTATTAGCCTCTATCTTCTCGGATAGGGCCTCTATACGTCCGGAGATCTCAGCTACCTTGGCCGTGTTCTCCGACACCTTCCCGGACAGGTCCTTGATCGCCTCCACGTTCTTCCAGCCCCTTGTCTGGAGGTCATAGATGAAGCGCATCTGGTCGGCTATACCCGTCACTTGCACCAACGTCCTATCTAAAAATATAAGTTGGGTCGACATCTTACCGTCTATGACATCCGCGGAGTCTTGGGAGATGGAACCAACGCCCTTGGACGAGGCGGTACGACCGCCATCCTCCTCTACCGTATCCCCGGCATTGAAGTATTTGTCGGCCCAACCAAACTTACGGTCCAGTTGATCGACCAGATCCTGCGCTTTCCGATCCAGATAATCCTGTTCCCAGTCGCTGATATAATCGTCGGACCAGAACTCGAGCAATTTCTCTCGTATGGCTTTCATGGGATCGGAAGCGGCGGCCTTGATCGATTCCGTGACCATGTTCTTTATCATCTTCCTCACGAGATCCTTGGCCGATTGTGCCTTGTCCTCCCCGGTGGCCCACGCGTCGGCGTAAGCGTTGGCGAAATCGTCGATCGCCGATTTTATGTCACTACCGAAAATAGCGTCCTTGCCGGCCTCCTTGTTATCCGCTATGGTGTTATTGATCTCGTCTATCTGGTCCCGCCACTCCTTGATACGGTCATTGTCGGTTTTCTTCTTGTCCTCCTCCTCCTTGATCTGGTTTTGGATAAGGACTTTTTGTTGTTCCAATAGCTTATTCTGCTGGTCGATAAGCTTGGATGCGTCTTTGGAATAGGCTTTCTCGATGGACCTGCCCAATCTGTCGTACGACTTGTCCAACGTGTCTATCTGATCCTGCAAGCGCTGGATGCGCCTCTCGTTCCTAGCGTCGTGGATCTTGGCGATAGAGGAGGCAAGGGATGTGACCATCCCGATAGCGGCACCGGCGGCGGATCCGATCGGTCCGAACATCGCGCCGGCTTTCGCCCCGTCCATGGCGGAGTTGACCGCATCCATGGCCACGTTCAAGCCTTCGGCTATCTCACCGAACGCACCACCGAATGAATCCCCGAGTTTCGAGAAAGTATCAGAGAGGAATTGCCCGGACCGCATGATCTCTCCAAGCCCTTCCTCTATATCGTCAATTGCCTGCCGCAACTTTTTCGTATCGCTACCAGCCTCAAATACGCCTTTCAGACCTTTGGCGACCTTCTCGTATGCCGGGCGCAACTTGTCCGCGGCTTCCTTGTTCTCCTTGAGCGCATCCGAGATATCTTTTAGTTTATCGGGTGATTTACTCCACAGTTCAAACGTTTCTTTCGTGATACCGAAATCCTTGCCCTTGCTCTCATCCCAGACACCGCTTTTCAGGAACTCCAAGGCTTCACTCCCCTTCCGGTTGATGGCCTCCAACTCGGAAAGGGTCTTGTCTTTCATGTCACCGAACAACCGACTGATAGCGGAAGTCGTCTTGCTCGCCTCTATGTCGAGATCAGACAGTTCCCTTTTCATGGCCTCGGAAAGAGATTTACGCTCGCCTTCCGTCGTGGCCTTGGCTATCTTCTCATTATAAAGCTCCGTGATAGCCTGACGCTTTTCCAAATATGAACCGTATTCTTTCAGATACTCGTTCATGGCACGTTTCTCTTCCTCCAGTTGTTCCTTATTCACATTAGAGGTCGATCGCTCCCGTTTGACGTATGAGTTCACCAAGGCCGTACGAATCTCCACGGTCTGTTCCTTAGTCAGTTTGCCACCTTGAGCGTCTTTCCACTCTTTTTCCTTGGTAAGTATGGCGGCGATCTCATTGTCATAGTCTAGGTTTATCTGGGCGATCTTCTTTGCGGAGCCTTCTTTCATCAGATCGATCTCGGATTGCTGGTTCTGCCGGCGGAGGGATAGGAGTTCGTCTTGAAGCTTTTTTCGCTTTTCTAGTTCCTTTTTATCAATAGGTGTAGCTATTTTCGCCTTTTCCTCCTCTTGTTGGCTACTAGCTAACGCCTCCGCCTTCGTACGAGCCTTCAATCCTTGTACGACTATCTCAACCGCTTTATCATGCTCAATCTTCAACTGCTCGTTCCGTTTTCGTAAACGACGTAACTCAAATGCCTCCGAAAAGCTGGTATCAATCCAACTTTTCTTGTCTAGCTGGGAGATTCGATGGTTATTTTTTGCAATTTCATCCTCTATGGAGTTTACGGTAGCGCGCTGTTGGGCCATGGTTCGCTCATCTATCGATTTAGAAAGCATCTTATTAGCCTCCGTCATATCCATCAACATGAACTTTTGCAAGGATAGATTTTTCAGTTCATCCGGATAGAGGGCTTGTAATTTCTCGTATGCCTCCACTTTCTGTAACATGGACTTGTTATCGTCGCGCAAAGCATTCAATAGTTCATCCGTTTGAGATCTCATGCCTTCTATCCAGTCCTTCATCTCTGCGACCCTCTTGTTATGGGAATCCAACGCCTTCTCTGATGCCGTCGCCTGTGTCGCGAGCTTGAAGATCGCATACCCAAGGGCCGTAACACCCGCCACGGCCAAGACATACGGATTCGCAAGGGCAGCTTTTCCGGCGGCCAACATTGCGACAGCCTGTTTTTTCAAAGCACCTGTAAGCAGCGCGGTTGCGGTCGTATGCTGAATCGTCGCCAGTCTGCTCAAAGCTGATGTCTTGATATAAGATCGTTGCGCCACTTGAACCAACAAAATAGCTGTTTTATAAGAAAGAAACGCTCCCGCCGCATTTTTCACCAATGCCTCAACCCTCGATATCGTCCCCTCGATATCATTGTTCTCAAAAGCCTCATTAAACGCCTTGGCGATATCTGACACCTCTTTCAATATCCTCTCTCCCATTGGGCGCAAATAAGCCTGTACATTATTCGCCAACAACGTGAGCTGATTATCGGCGGCGTCAGCCATCTTCTCAAACGCAGCCTCTGTCGCACCCAAGGAGCCCTGTAACTCTCCCAAATCATTTGCTGCCGCCTTTGCATTCTTTCCAGTCAAAGCCAGTGTAGCGGCCAAGCCTTCATCCGTGCCAAGCATTTCCTTCATCTTGGAAGCGGAACCACCAGCCTTCTCATAAATCAATTGTAATGCCTCTTGGAAAGTACGGCCTTGGAATGCGGCGTCTCCAAGTTCTCCAGCGGTTCCTTGGATAGCGGCACGGATCTGTGTCATAGCCTGCGCCGTCGGCGTTCCTTGCTTGGTCAATGAAGCGACAGCACCCAACACTTGGTCGATACTAATCCCATACGCGGCCGCAATAGGAGCAACTTGGGCTATAGAGGCTCCCAATTCGCCAAACGTGGTCTTACCCAACCGGACGGTTGTAAAAAGCTGATCCGAGACCGTACCGGCTTCCTCCGCAGACATCTTATAAGCATTCAGGATCGTTGTAATGGCATCGGCTGCCGTCTCGGTTTCCGTAAGTCCTCCCACGGCAGCTTTAGCCGAAACTTCTAGGATCTTCATACCATCCGCCCCGTCATGTCCGGCGGAGACAATGCTATATAACGCCTTGGCGGCCTCCGGAGCCTTGATCGGTATCTCTTGGGTTATGGACATGACCTGATTCATGAAACCGGTCATATCATCCGTTACCTGCGTGGAAATGGTCGCTACTTCCAGCATGTTCTTCCGGAACTCCTTCTCGAAGTCGTATGAGCTTTTAGCTGCTTTGGCGAAGGCCGTCGCCGCGCTGATACCGATACCACCGAATACGTCAAAAGACGTGATCTCACCGGCCAAGGTCTTGATAATTCCCATCGCTTCACGCTTTCCTTCATACAAGCCGGAGTTATCGATGCCGGTTACCATGTACAGACTACCCTCCCTATTCCTGATTCCCATAATGCGTTTATGGTAAAATATAGGACAGCCTTTCATGTGAGACTGTCAACCGTTAAAAATTCACTTATAAGTTATCTTTTTCGACATTTTCTTTTGCCTTGTCGCTTTTTCTTCGTTCTTTTGTAAAAAGAAAAATTATCGTGGAATTCGAGATTATCAAGATAAAGCAACTGTCAGGCAAAAAGGCTCAGATATATTCTGTTATTCTCGGTCAAGAGGATCAGAGCGTTTTTGAACAATTTCTTCAGAACAACTATTCTGAATACCCAACCGAAATAGAAGATATCGTATCTAAATTGAAAATTATGGCTACAAAAACTGGGGCAGCCGAACATTTTTTCAAGCTAAACGAAGGGAAACCCGGTGATGGTGTCTGCGCCCTATTTGATAGTCCTGATAAAAAATTAAGAATCTATTGTATTCGATTTGCTAACGTTGCTATCGTTGTTGGAGGTGGAGGATACAAACCCAAAAACATTAGAGCTTATCAAGAAAGTTCTTCCTTAAAAAAAGAAGCTGAAACAGTGGTTCGAATATCCAGAATCATATCAGAAGCCATCAAAAACAAGGATATACATCTCGATGATAACGGTTTTTTCTTAGGTAATTTAAAATTGAAGGAGGAATAAATATGAACAATACATCTATTTTGGATACAGTACTTGGCAATATAGACACGAAAAGAGCCAAGAACATGGAAAGACGTATGATGCTTGCCGTAAAAATAGCAGAAGGTATCAAAAGGAAAGGTCTATCCCAAAAGGAATTTGCCGAAAAAATGAGTAAACGTCCCTCTGAGATATCCAAATGGTTAAGAGGTGACCACAACTTTACAACCAGCACTCTTTTTGATATTGAAGATGTTTTGAATATCCATCTTATAGATATCAACGAATATTCTCATGCAGCTTGTCCGGCCTCGATATAATAAAAAAATGAATGGAACACCCCCTGCGGGAGTAACAATGATTAATGCACACGGTATCCTCCTTTTCGTAGGAGGGAAGGAATATTATCTATCGTATGACAGATACCCTTGGTTCAGAAATGCAAAAGTATCGGATGTATTGGACGTGACCATACCGGACGAGGATTCGTTGCGTTGGGATGCAATTGATGTGGATCTTGAGATTGACAGCATAATCCATCCGGAGCGTTACCCAATTACTTTTCGCTAGAAGACACCGCTCTGGTTATCGAGCAGACACTCTGAAGATCTTGACACATTTACAGAGAACAAAAACCGACCAGCCTCACGGTTCGTCGGTTTTTTTACAACCAAAATCACTATGACAAACGTTCTCTACGCAAAGTAATATATATCATACCGGGCTCATTCTTCGAACCCTTTTCTTTTTTCCCGTATCGAAATCGATTACCTCGACCCACTCGCCATGATTATCCCCGGATTCATCATCGTCCACGAGCAGTGATTTGTTCCGGTCGTTCACCAAGTAACCATGTTCCCGTAGCATGGACATGACAAGCGCCAGATCGCTGTCCAATGTCCGCTCATGCGTATACCCGAACGCCTCGTTACATAGTACAAGGAACATGAAGCTACTTTGCGTCACCGGCTCCGACCTACCCAAGTCTCGTTGTTTTCTTGAAGGGCTATTATCTCCTCTTCGCTCAACGGGCTCACAGCTTCCAAAGCTATGATAGTACGAGAAAAAGGGTTACAACCCAGACGAAAGAGAATAGCGTTCAAAAGGATATACAGGTCTTCCCATGTACAATTATCCTTCAGTACCTCCCGGAACCAAGCGGGCATGTCCCCTTTCTTGTTATGGATACCCAAACATACGATCTCAAAGATCAACTCGTCATATTTCGCCATCAACTCCGACAGTACACTATCAAACGTAACATCCTTATGAGCCACGATAGCATCCTTGTCCGCCTTGTCAATCCGCAAGAGTAACGGCCGTATCCTAAACCCGGTCCTTACCGTGATCGGGGTGATAACGATACTATCACCAACGTTCTTACCCGCCGGGATCGTCTCCGGCTTGAACTCGAAAGGAATCACGACTGACCGACTTGTCACCACGTCGCTCTCAATCTGTAGTGCTCGCTTTACGCTCATAGTCTTTTAATCGATTTTGTAATTTCTCAACCTCCTGCCAAATAGCTTCACTAATATCATCACCAGAAGAAACACAGGCTATTTCCTTATTGGGATAAATCAATTTTAGATATAAGTTATTAAGAAAATATGAATAACCATCAATCGAACACTGCATTTTAGCAATCTCTCTAATTCCTTCCGCATTCATAATCATTTTCCTCTAAAATATAAGAGCCCCGGCAAAAACCGAGGCTCTAGACAACCTAAACAAAAAACATCATTCCGTGTCTTCCGATACGGCCTTCACCGCCCTGCTATACGGGGACGCTTGTTTGCCAGCCGCAGATACCGGTGTCATGATCGTGGCCTTTACCAATAAGAGATCGCAATTCTCCTTATCCGGGGCTTGGCTGATCTTCCCGAACACAGAGCACTTGACAAAGACATATTCCGTGAACTTACCTTGGTACGGCAGGCTCTGTAGCCTGATCGTCTTCAATATCGAGGGCGTAGACAAGGGAGCCTCCCATTTATCACCGGAAACGGTTCCCCCGCAAAACATTTTCATCTCGTCGCTCGTGGGAGAAGGGATAGTGAACTCTATACTGGAAGGATCTCCTTTCCGACTCACCACCGCCCAAGGATCCTCATGTCCCATGGACGTAAAACTAAGCTCCTTGGCGTCCGAGAAATTGAACGTCACCGTATCCACGTCAACGCATTGGGTGAACTCGGTACCGGCCACGCCATCCCCGGGTTCCGCAACTCCTAAATACGCCACATCCAGCGCTAAACTTCTTTCCATATCACTAATCTAATTCTGTTATAACCTCTAATCTAATATTCGTACAATCGAAGCCATCCTTGGCCTCGCCCATAGGCTCAGACCAGACGATCCGAGATTTCCAATACATCCCCAACGGCGGCTTGATATCCCGCAACACGAACCTCACGCCTCGTACGGTCTCTATCATCAACTGTCGATCCGATACGCCTTTCGAGGGTCTCTTGACGAAGATATTGATATTTATCGATCCCTTGTTGACATAATCTTTCCCATTCAAGGCCAGAGAGCGGATCGTGATATGATTTCTTTTCTCGCCATCGCCGGATTGATCCTTATACAGGATAAAGCCCGTACTCGCCGGCTCAACCGCATTATATACGATATCCACTATATCAAACTGATCTGCCATGTTCAATATCCTTTCTCAGCGAGTTTATCAAATAACGTTCGACTCTGTTTCTTGATCCAATCCTCGGCATGTTCCGTGGCGACAGAGATAACATCCAGATTTTCGATTGCTTCCACATACTTGGCATAAGGCATAGCGGCTACACCAATCAATACCCAACCTCTCTTATAAAGGGGTAGTAATTCTGATACGAGCCTTTTAGCCTCTCTCAATCCCGTATGTTTATCGGTACCTTTCTCATCTGACAACTCGTAGTTCTCGGTCAATATATCGCCATCCTTAACGATCACATAACCGATTGAGCTACGGAGGTTACCGGTATGATTCTGATAGTTCCCTTTTTTTCGAGCGATCTTCACGAACTCTTCCCCGGCACGTTGCAATAACTTGTATATCCGCTCTTCCGCCCGATCCACATAGTAATCGAACCAACGCCCTACTTCCCTATCACTCCACATTGGAGTCAAACCACCTTTCCTTGCCATAAACTACACATAGATTACAGAGTGAGTCTGAAACGGTTCCCAGCTAATGATATCCACATCGAGAGCGATACTGTCAATCCGGATATGCTTCGCGTTTTCCACAGGACGGGCTTTGGTCGAAAACTCACCATGCACGATGAACTCTCTTCCATCGACGTTCCGCTTCAACTGCTGTCCACTATTGGACGGGTAGTATTGCCCAGTGACCTCTATTTCCGTCGGTTTACCGGCAACCCATTCCCCTTTGACCAATTGACAGGATTGAATCGTCACTATCGCAGTATGTGAATATCGCTTTACCATCTGTTTCTCGCCCTTCCTTTGGGTACCTCGATCTTATTGCCTATCAATTCCGCTTTCTCCGGTTCTCCTCCCTCCCGGTATAGTCGTTTCGCCGTAGCGTCATACCATGCACGGGGATACGTGATAGAGAGCTTGTTTTCCGTGAAGTCCGGCAGACCGCCGACCATGGAATAAAGGTCGGCGGCCACCAGCTTTTGTTTTTGGATATCGATCGTCTTACTATCTTCTGTACCTTCAAAACCGCGTCCCGGCAAAACGACGTTATCCAAAAAATCTTCACAGTCAGCCAGACCGGGATAAGCGAGTATCGTATCTCGAATCGTCTTAGCCATGATTGTTATTCTCCGTTTTCAGTATCCTGAATCGTTTGATCCTCCGGTTCGACGGTTTCACCCAAGAATGTCGCCGGGATATCATCCGTACCCTCGGTATCCTCGGAAGCGTTCCAATCCTTCCCATCCACTTTCATGATGAACATGGCATCCGGATCATTCACGACAGGAATAGCGTTCGCTTCCGCTTTCGTCCATTCCTTGAACGGTTCCAGCTCAGACCATTTGGTTACCAAGATCCAATCCTGCTTAACCATGAGAGCGATTTTCTGCAAGGTAGCGGAAGACTCGGCGGCGATCGGCCCATGCTGAATGTCACCCACCTTCAAATCCTCCAAGAAGCATACACGCTTACGCTCCCAAGGATTGATCGTCTTACGACGATGGGCACGATCCTCGATACGGACAGCCGGGTTCACGGTAATGATCTTCACAGGGATCTCCTGCTCGGCCAGATACTCGTTGATGAGATTCTTTGTCACCAATATCTTGGAGGACGAATTAACCCATGCCTTTAACGTGTCGAACGTAGATTTCTGTTTCTTTAGCAAAGAGAAATCAGCCACATGCATTACAACGTAACGGATCGTCACCCCTTCGGCAGAAGCGGCCACAACCGTATCCTCAATATCCTGCAATCCATTGGCCGTTGTAGCGCTACTCCAGTCCGTAGTAGATTTACGCTGGTTCTTCTTCGGCATACCGCAACCGACAAACTCAGCCGTAACGACACCGCCATTGTTCTTTGCCGACAAATGGAAACCCGCACGGCTCATGAGCTGCATACACCACCATTCGAAACGGGCACGAACGGAGTTATACACGAAATCCTGATCCTTGAAAGCCAGATTCAACAATGCCAACTGGTCCGCATCACCTTGCGCGTCACGTTCCAATTGCTTATACTCGTTGTAATCGCTCTCGTTCATGCCACGCTTGACGGCTGTCTTCGGGATATCGCCGGACAGCTTGCTGATCACCTCACGGGTCTTCTGCGGTGCGGAAGCGTCGAAAGAGATCACGTCTGCCATTACCGGAGCGCCTTTCTCACCGGTCAGAGTCTCCCACTTCAACGAGGTCTTTCTTTTCACCCCGAAGAAGTTCGGGAAGACAACCGGTTTCACATGACGGGTATTCAAACGGGCCGCCATGTTCTTTTTATTCACTTGCTTAATTAAACTTCTTTCCATATATCTGATTTTAATGGATTACACAAAACGGATAAACGACATTAATGCCTTCAAGTCCTTATCTACCGGGAACGGCATACAGGATTCGTTTACCGTACCTCTTACCAATAACCCGGACTGCTGGTTGGCTACAGTCAAGTCGACTTTATTCATCGTGACAACCAATTCGCCATCATAAGGCAACTTGGCGGCTTTCGCTGCCTGTTTGTCTTTAGCCTGAACCAATACCTGACCTTTTGCGGCAGCACCGATAGTCGCTTCCAACGTGATCGTATCAAACTCCGCATGACTCTTATCAATAGCCGTGATCTTATCGGATGCGCCTGTCAAAGCTCCACCAATCGTCACGAAGTCACCCACACCAAACAGATGATTCTTGGACACCTTATAAGTAGTTTCATTGCCAGCATCGGAAGCCATCGCCGTCTTCAATACATGATACAGCCCCGTTTCCGGATCTTTCACCACGATCACGATCGGAGGAAGCTCGTCCAACGACTTGCCATTGAACAAAGCGTTCCGCAAATCCCGGCGGTCAATCGTCCCACCGCCGATCACATCCTCAATAATCTTTTCAATTCCGGGAGGATACTGGAATTCTCTTTCTCTTTTTCTGTACATAACGTTACACTTTTCTTGGATTATTCAATACCCAGGTTCACCACACCGGGATTATTTGCGCTCTTGTCGGCATCCTGATCCATCAGCTTCGCCCAATCCGCCTCGGAACGCTCCGGAAGATTCACGGAACCGGGAGCGTAATCACCACGGGCCACGGCATCATCGATCGCCTTTTGCTGGATTCCGGTAAACTCTTCGGAAAGCGCCTTGATTTGATCCTCGATAGAGGTTTCCGAAGCCAAGTCCACACGTCCCAGCCAGTTATCCGGAAGACCAGCATCTTTCAACTGCTTACGGACTGTTTCTTTCTTAGCCTCGTTTGCCGAGTTGGTAATGGAATCGCCCACCTTCTTAGCCATATCATCGACGCTCTTCCTCATACTTTCCAGATAAGCTTTCAGTTCCGGGCTAAGATCCTTCAACAGTTCTTCTTCCGTTTTCTTGTTCTTATCCGGATCTTCCACCGGTTTACCATCCTTCAACCCATGCTTGGCTTCATAAGCGGCGACAGCGGCCGTTTCAGCCGTAGTCTTAGCTTCATTCTCCGCTTCTTGGATTGCCGGAAGAATATTATCCTTGAACAGGTCCACGAAAGCCTCCATCCCCTCGGCTTTCTCAATCTTGAACGTCTTTTGAATACGTTCCGCATACTTCTCCGGCACGCCTTTTGTCTTACATGCCGCCTTGATTAAATCTAAAATTGTCATAAGAGTTTTCTGTTTAAAATATAAGGGAGAGAAAGAATATTCCGGGTATAAAAAAAGCCCACCGGACAACCGGCAGGCTTTCATCTCTAAATTATTCCTATAAGAATCTATCTTGTCAAATCATGTGATTGGATCTAAGCCATTGTTTGCCAGAAGGCGTAAGGCAATAGATCAAAAATGCGGCACAAGGTATGCCTATCACGGCGAATCCAATTATAGCTCCCATTACTTATCCTCCTTTTTCTTATTCGTTAATACCAATCCTGCTATTAAGGCTAAAATAGAAGACGTAAAGCCTAGGCCATAAATCAGCCACTTATTATCTTCCATATCCTTGAATAAAGACGCTACCACTACACCTGTAAAGATATATTTCGAGACATCAATCAAATAGTTTCCTAATTTCTCTTTCCACATAACGCAAAAATAGCACAACAAGATGAAAACGCAAAGGTATTTCTATTTTTTCTTGTGGGATTCAGAATTAGTGCTCATCTTTGTAGTGCTCTATAACACTCAGGCGGACAAAACCCGCCGAATATATTTCTTTTCGGTATAATTATGCTTTATCTTGAGATATTCTTAATATAAAGGATATACGGTTTCGTACCCCCGTGATATAGCTTAATGGCTATAACTGCCTGAGTGGTGTAGAGCAACGGGAAAGGCGGAACCGTTCTTATTTTCCGCTAAACAAAACAATGTTTCATTTTATGCTCAAACACTCAAACATTGATTTGTCGGGAAATAATAGTACCCAACAACCAACGGCCCAACCCTCCGAAATGGGCAAGTACTCCACTCCAGAACTGCAAGCCGCTTTCAATTCCGGTCGAGAGATAGGAAGAACCGAAGGAATGCTATACTACATCAAGCACGCTTCCGAAAATATGCAAAAGGAAGCTGAGAAGCTAAGTGCAAAATTACAAATGCAAAGAGCGAAAGTATAGAAGGTGTCATCAACTGCCACAGGAAAAAGTTTTTCTGATTTATATATTATCTCAGAAAGACGTTACGTGGCAGTTACGTCAGTAGGAAATTTAGAGGGCATCGGGTGTATTCTGTAAACTGCCACTTTACTACAGAATCCCCTTTGCCCTCGCTTTTTTTCGGAAATATGAAAAATTCATCATTTAACGCAAAAGAAATTGCGAAAGTAAACAATGTGGCTATCATGGCAAGTAATGATCCAAGACAACTAGTTCCTATCAAACCTATTTGTGATGCTCTTGGCATAGATGCCAAAGCTCAACGTAATAGAATTGATCGTGATGAAATATTAAATTCAACCGGGGTCATCATGACCTCGGTTGCAGCAGATGGAAAAGAACGTGAAATGTATTGTATTCCCCTTCGATATGTCTTTGGTTGGTTATTTTCAATCGACACAAATCGTGTTGATGAAGAAGTAAGACCTTTGGTCATTAAATACAAAATGCAGTGCTACGATGTATTATATGATCATTTCTCCTCTTACGCCTGCTTCGTCAACCAGAAGCAGAAACGACAGGCTGAGGATTGGGCACGTATCCAGATCTTGAAGAAAGAATTCCATGAAGCCAAAAATAAGCTAGCCAAAGCCACAAAACAAATGAATATGACCGTGGACTACTCATTTGAGCAATGGAAGGCTAACGGGAAACAGCTTATTCTTGACTTTGACGATTAAAATTCCTAAATCGTTAGACAATTAGGAGATTATTTATATTTTTGCAAAAAGAGTAGTCTGATAGATTCAGCCGTGGATTGTAGTTCCACGTGTGATGGTCTATCGGGCTACTTCTTTTTTATGCCAGTCAAAACCTTATCACTATCCGATATACTATAAAGGACCGCTTTTCCTGTTATATCTTCTCTTACAATAATCCAACTTTTCTCACCTTTCAAGTCAATTTCAAAGACATGAGAATATTTGATCATAGGATTATCCTTGTGGTATTCGGTATACCCCTTGTAATCCGAACCGGCGAATACCGCTCCTATATTTTTAATCAATTCGTTTTTCTCTTTCTTGAACTTATGAGGCTGATTCAAGAACTCTTTAATAGACTTTCCTGTCATTTTAACTTGTATCGGAAAATCTTTATGAGAGAATGAGCTATTTAACAAAGACTGTTTAGCCCAATTTTGCAGTTCTTTTGCCCTATCTTTTGAATATTGAATTGAAATACTATCTCTTTCTACTTTTCTATCACTAAGCAACCATTCCGCGAACTCCTCATGATCCATCATAATCGGCGTAGATATGCAAATACAAAACGGATGCCATCCTGTAAACTTGAAATCCTTCGGATATTGGCCAGCCTTTGCATCACACACAGGACACAGGCCATGATTCGATGGTGAACGTTCCACCTCTATACCGGTCACGAAGTCCATATTCTGCCAACGCTCGTAGTCGGCAGTACGAAACGCTTTATTTGTTTCCGTCGCAGCCAAGCGAAGAGCATTTTTATAAGACGAGCGATAAACACCCTGCCCCGGATGATAATCTTTCATCGGCTGGGATGGGACCAATTTGCCATTCGCGTCCCTTACACGGCGGAAACGACGGTTGGGTTCGTTTAGTAATTGCCGTATATCTTGGCTGATCAACGCTGCCGGACGACCAGAGGACAAACCCGAAGAAAGATAATGTTCCAGATTATCCATAGCTCCGTCCGTTATATCCCAGACACGGGAGGATATGGTTTTACCAAATTCATCCTTACGTTTCAACAGGGTATTCAGCGCATCTGCACTTCGGGAAAACAACTTTTCCCTTAGCGTAGTGGATATAGCCATATCCTTGATATAAGCTGTTACAAGCTCATCAGCTTTCTTATTCCCCCAATTCCATACATCGGTCGCCGTATTGGATATATTGCTGACTAACTGACTATGCAAATCATCCAACAGCCGTTCGATTTGCTTCTCTATGGTAGCATTACCTATCCACACCCGGTCGCCACCATGATCCGACCATTTAGCCAGAAGAGGTCCTACCCTACGGACAAACTCGTCAAACGAATACTTTATGCTACCTTGTTGCCGGAACAGACATTGCAGGAATTGTCGCTCATGAAATGATAGTTCTTTCATTCTCCATATCCCATTGTTAAGCCGATCATATTATTGCGTTGCGCTGCTGTATTTTCCTCTTCCTCCATCAGCTTCATTTCTTCGTCCAAGTCTTCTGTTAGCGGAGAATGAGCCGTAACCGTGCGCTGAGCGTTAATCGGTTTGCCTCCATTGGCAATAGATAGGGTTTGCAGGGATTCAGCCAAATCTTCCGGCAAAATGGAACCAAATTCCACATCGATCAGGTTGTTCACCAATTGGGGACGGTACTTAATATTGGTAATGTTGCATATCCCAGCCAAAACTACCGACACGCAACGTTGTACGACCGGTCCGAACGTCTCCATGTTCTCGCTCGCCTTGATGGTGGCATCCATCAGCATGAACTTACGGGCGACACCGGACAGATTACCGATACCTTTCAAGTTATCAAAGGAAAGGTCCGGAGTGGAAGTACCGGCAAATTGCTCATTCTTCGTTTCTTCCAATTCTTTGTCCACAGATGGCTGGGAACCGGTCCACGTCAGATAGTCCGCATCGCCATGATACTCTTTGCCGGACATTTCATCGACCCTAATGGGGAAATTAAGGTCTTTCCCAGTTGCTTCCTTAGAAGGTAAATCGGAATCTCCATATGTTTTCAAGATTGGTTCCGCAAAGTAGTCGTTAGTGTCGGCCATACGGGACAAACGCATTTCCCGTGCATCCATGATACCGGCAACCTCGTCCCATTCAGGTTGGAAGATATCGGCATACACAACCGGAATTTTTCCGAATAGATTGGGAACCTCTTTTATTACCCAGCCGCCCATCTCATCGGTAGCTGTTATAATCTTATCGGCTGTCCAGATAGTACAACTATTCCGGAGCATACCGTTAGAATTTATCTGGTAACGATGAATAAAAGCATCCAAATCGTCGTTATCATCAAAATGAGGATAAAACTCAGAAAAGGTATTTGCATTACGAGGAACAGAAAGCGTCTTAACCTTCAACTCCGTAATCAATTTGCCGTCTAATCCTTTGGAGGTATACGGATAGAACACAAGAGCAGCCTTACTTTCAGAAAGTACCTTGCGTGCGAATGATTTCAGTACGGATTGCATCTTCAACCGACGTTCCCATACACGCTTGAACTCCAGAAAACCATCGTTCTGATCCGTTCCTGTAATCGTCATTTGCCCGCCAAACAGGAAAGCGACAGAGGTCCGTACCTCCTTCTTTGGAAAGTTGGTAACGATACGGGCCACATCGACAATCTTGTCTTCCAGCCGTAACGGCTCCCCGTTCTTATCTTTCAATGTCTCCGAATAAACCTTCAGTCGTTTCGGTTCACGCCAGCCGACAGAGGTTTTACGTCGCCGGCGCTCACCGTGGTATTCTCTGTAATATTCTCTTGGTTCCCGGTATTCAATCGTATCGACACATAACGTACTGATTACCTGTCCAAAATCCTCATTCGCAAGAATTTCACTTATATTTGGCATAATTGTTTTATGCTAAAATATAAAAGCAAATAGTTTTTCGCTGTCAATACGACCAGTATAGACAAGTTCACTTTGAAATGTAAAAACCAAGAACACATATCAAAACGCAAGTATGTGGCAGAAAAATATCGGGATTTTATCTAACACGTGTCACAAATATCAGAAAAACACTTTCATTTTGCCAATTATCGTCCTCTTGCTACCCGACGTACAGAGTTAGCCTTGCACAACCCAATAAACTCTACATTCTCGGCAAGTATTGTCATACCATCCGGCGCATCATCATGCTTGTTACCACCCTCTTTCTTATAGCTGGTCAAAGCTTTCATAAACCGGTCATAATCCGAACCTTTCTTATACTCGCCTTCTTCCAAGAAATAACAATGTTTCTTAATCCAACCAGACTTCAACAAGATACGTGTATCCTTATTGGCTGTTGTCGGTTTCGCCTGAATGATACATTTCTCGTTCTTTGACTTCACGGCCTTACGAACATTGAGAGCGAATATACGACCACCATTGTTACTCTCGATACGCATATTGTCGCAACGGGTATCAAGGATCAAGGAAACCAGCTTCGGTTCGGTAATCTCTACATTATCCTTCGTAAACAAAACATCGGTAATGAAATACTTCGTACCGAATACTTTGGCAATAGGCGCACAGAAATCATCGTCTCCCTCATCGGCCACATCGGTAGCTCCAATAACACCGTCCGGTTGCTTGCCCTCAATATCAGCCAATTTAAATCGGTTAAGCTCCGATTTCGGGAACAACAACCCGATTGCTTCGATTGGATCTTGCATATACTCGGCACACCAAATGGAATCGTCCGTTTCCTCACGCAATTCGTGATAATACTCTGTCGTATGTACCTCCTCACAAAAAGAACGGTCGTTCTCATCCAAGGCGGCGATACGAATGATCTCGTCATACTTTCCCATCTCCTCCATACGGCCGAGCACGTCAGTGGCAGACCAGCGGGTACCGATATCGATCGAACAACAGTTCCCCTCTATACGGGAATCGTGCGTTCCCTGCTTCCACGACCAGACCTTTTCATTGTTGGTATCAGACAGCGCATCTTCCAAACTCTTATACAAGTCATCCGTCATGGCGAGCATGGACGCACCGAAACCGATTACCGTACCGCCTACACCAGCCCCGAAGTAACTTACCTGCCGGGCAGTGTCCAAACTCCAACCATGAACGTTCTGCTTATCCCCTCGCAATTGCACATCCGGGAATATCTCTTTAAACCGGGAAGAACGGACGATGTCGCGCGTGTCGTAAGACAGCTTGTTATACAGCGTATCGGAACAACAGTTGCGCATGACCGACTCTTCCGGGAAGTGACCGAGCATCCAAGCGATGAACAACGAGGATATATAGGACTTACCGGCACGTGGCGGCATGGAAACGGCCAACCTGCGAATAACACCATCTTGATAAGAATCATACACACGAGTAAAAGCGTCCGCCACATGTTTCAAAAATAAGCGTCTGGAAAAGAATTTCGGGTCATAATATAAACAATATGACCAAAAATCATTTTTCGCTTTCCGGCGTCTCAGCACATCCGCCGCCTCTGCCATCAACAACAATATCTCTCTTCTGTTTTTCTCCATAGATAAAATCCTCTAATTGCTCATCGGTCATCCCCTCAAACTTACTTACGGGAGTAAGCCCACTAATGTTAGAATCCTGCCTGTTTTTCCAACGATCTGGATTACCATTTGTCAAGGTGAAAATAATAGCAGCGGTATCCGGCTGGATATGCTTCTTGACTATAGTTTTCTCTTTGATCTTAGGTTTCTGTTTCTCTTTTCCATTCTCATCAACCACAGGTTTACCACTATCGACATACGTGATCTTCGACTCTTCCACCTCATAACCTTGAATCTTCTTTAATAAAGACTTCTGGGCCTCGGCAACAAAGAATTGCATCCGTGCGTCTTCCGCTTTTTTTATAGAGTCGGAAAAGTCGGATTTTGTTTTCATCCAAGTATAGTAAGTATCCTTGTTTATACCGACCAAATCACAAATCTCGGCAATAGTATAGCTATCCTCCCGAATAAGAGAACAAATTCGATCCACCAATTTTTGACTATACTTTGCCATTAAATACTACTCTCCTTTTTCTTCCTTACTAAATTTAAACATAGAATCCGCCATATCAAGGCAATTCTCCAATTCATTCACGATAGCTTTCAACTCAATATATTTACGCTTATCCACCGATGAAGAAACACCTTCACTATTTATCTGTCTCTCCAACTCCGCAAGTTGCAAGCGTTTACGTTCTAATCTCTTCGCTAAAACCTCACGATAAATCATACATAATTTTATTTTCATGGCGAATATCCTTTTCTCTAGTTATTCGCCAAATTTATCAATCTTCCTTAAACAAATCATCATTCGAGAAATCAAGTTCGGGAAAATTTTCCTTAATCTTACTCAGATCCCCTTTATAGAATACAAGCACATTTTGATGCTGCTTACCAATCTTTCGGCTATTACTAAACTGCTTTCCGGCTCTCATAGCCAGACTACCTATGTTGTTAACCAGTATCATCTCATTGTAATAATGCAAGCCTGCCTCCTGGAACGCAGCGATCGTATCAGGAACAAAACTCCGATACACACCACTCTTATCGCGAACCTCTCCTACTACAAACACGGCGAATCGATTAGGCTTCAACAGCGAACAACTCTTCCTAATGATTTCTTTATACGCTTGCAGGAATTCAGGATAATCCATCGTCGATAGGTCTGCCGGATCGTCACTATACACTTCTAGGTCCGCATACGGAGGACAACTAAAAACCAAGTCTGCCTCATAACCTTCTGCCAGGGCATCTATCTCTACACTATCTCCACAAAGCCACAGAGGAGCAAATTTATGACCGCCTTTCCCGCCGAACTCCTCCCCTAATACTTCAACTGCGTTTTTACAGTTGGCTTCGACCTGTTCCGGCCTTAGATCAACACCAAAATAAGTCATATCCAACATAGATGCAACAATACCACGAACGGAGCCACCAGCAAATGGGTCCAGGATACAACCATTGGGAATATTAAACCACCGGTAGGCCAGCTCGCACAGTACCGGGTCAAAGATCGAGGTTCCATCCATAAACGGGATACCATGATCCCGGCAATACTTCTGCAATTCGTTCCACGACGGATCGGCACCTGTTTTTTCACGAATTACGTTACGGGCTTCGTATACTCGGGGTGGTTGCGCTGATCGGCTAAATGTAATCTCCTTCTCCCGGCCATCATCACTCTTTATACCAAGATCAAGCCAGGCACGTTTCCGGTCTTGCCAGTTTCCAAGTTTAGAGTCAAGTACTGAGAAAGGAGGAATAATGAAACGTTCTTTCAAGCTGCCGACACGCTCCTTGTCCGGCATCACATCGTCGATGGAGATATCATCAATATTCAGATCATCGATTTTAAATTCCCAAGCATCCAACTCGTCTGCACCGAAATCTTCAACGATCGCGTCAAAGTCAAATACAGACGTATCAGAGGTATAATTGTCAGCTAGGGCAAGCGCCTTACGCCGAGAATCCTCAGTTGAGAGATCTGTACGCTTGATAGCAATCAATTCCGTACCATCAGACTCCACAATTCGAACCGGTAAGCCTAATTCCAGCGCTTGCTCGTACACTCCGTTCCCTGCAATGATGCAATCATCCTTATCGAAAAGGATAGAACGCCCCGCTCCACAATCCTCCAAACTTTTACGAATCAATCTCTTGTTCTTATCTGTGTGGATGCGATAATTCCGAGGGTCATACTTCAATTCTGTCATAACTTTTATTCTAAAATATAACAGGGGTAATCAATTAACACAAATACAGTTGCAATTCCCGGATAGCCTGTTCCACGCTCCGAACAATCACATACTTACTACCTGCCATTTCAACTTGGCGTTGGTATTCTTTTTGCTCTGCCGACTGTTTACCCGTAGATGTCTTGAACTCTAGACAAAGAGAAGCATATCCCTTTTTCGGTATCTGAAGGATTACATCGGCCACTCCACGTTTAACGCCTTGGCGCTTCATATTAGCCGCTTCTATTTTATGCCGGCTGCCACCGTTCGGGACTGCAAAAAGAAGTCGATCCGGCAAATTAGGAAAGAATAAAGGAACCTTATTGAAAAACTCCGACTGAATCCGAGCTTCTTCGTTATCATGGTGTTGCTTTTGTTTTGGAGGGTTCTTTTTATCAGAGTAACAGTTATAGCAGATATGTCCTTCTTCTGTTTTGATCACAGAAACTGTTTCCCGGCCACAGGCTATACATTTTTGCGTTTTCATATCTTAGTTTCATATAAGATATAAAGAACAGAAAGAAAGCCCTCAGGATTACCAAGGACTTTCTTAACTCACTTCTTTCGTGATTTGAGCTATTCCGACTGGTCATTCGGTTTTTCCGAACAACTGATTTTTATTTCGTCGTTGATTCGGAACATACTATCACTGATAAAATCGTATATCTTATACATTAGTTCCGGTTCTTGCGGAACTGGTTGATAAACATATACCCTCTTTCCTGCACCTTTCATCCATCCTGCCTCTGTATTAGCAGATCGACCACAAGGGAGAACCATTACACATACGTCGGCCCATTTCATACCATTAAAGTCTGATTCAAACCCTTCAATGGCAATATGATGCTTTAATGCGTGTTTATACATTTGGATATCCCATTTTTCCCAGTTCTTATCTATGTCAGACCACGAAAAGCCACCACGCCCATGAGGAGGATTTTTGAAGTCATAAACCTCATGTCCTACATCCCGGAGAAACTTCACAACGTCCTGTTGAAATGAGTTTCTCCAACTACTTGCTACATATATTTTTGCCATATTATTTTTATTTGTTTCTTTGTAAAAAAAATCATATGAAAACACTACTTATCATTTTAGGGATTATTTTAGGTTTAATAGGTACTTTATTATCCATTTTCATACCAATGAAAAAATATAAAGAAGATCCTGCTGTAGTTCGAGACTACCTTCTATACCATGCATGTTCTGAACTTTCAAAAGAAAACAGTATTTCTGTTGAACAGAAGCGTAACTTTGAACATTATGAAAAGAATGTTTGGCCGCATAATAAAAAAATTAAACGCTGGTTCATCTTCGGAATACTATTAATCGTTTTAGCCACTATAATAAGTTTGTGTGTTATTTTTTTATAAGAGTTTATTTATAAAGCCCTTAATATACGGGCAATTACGGTCGCAATCAGACTTGTGTTTACACATCTGGTCATTGTCTTTTGAGAGGTTTGGACAACTTTTCCAGTGCGCCTCAATAGCTTTTCGACGCTCATAGGTAACACCTTCGTTAAAGCCATTGGCAGCGCATTCCAGCAAAGCTGATCGGGGCCAAGTTTTTATCAAATCTTCCTTAATACGATCAACTACTTTATTTGAAGCCAGAAGCCTCGCTTGACCAATTGTTTCTATGATTCGTTATTTTTTAAAATTGAATTTTCTGTTGTAGAACTTCGTCTGCATAAAACTGATCGAAACTCTTGTCGCTTATCCACCAATTGAAGCCAAATTCCGCATCGGTAAAATTGTGATTGATATATCCGGCATCAATGAGTTTTTGAATTGTTTGTACCCATTTCCTACGAACATGAGGAAACCGCTTTATATCTTTCAGCTTTTGTTTTCGGTTTGCCATCGGGCAAAGAATACAACCTATTCGCTTATATCCTTCATCGTACAAAGAACAGTGTTCTATTCCATTTCCATTCAGAAAGCCCCACACATCTCTGTCTGTCCAATGGATAATCGGAGAAACAAGAATCTTGTCCTTACCTTTAACACAAGTAACCATCTTTTCTTTATGCTCAGAAAATTGGTCGAAGTTCCCGCTGAATTTACGGCCGCTAATCTCAATTTCTTCACGTTTGGAACGCTGCACACTTTCAGTTTTACGAATGCCGATCAAGGTAACTTTCCCTGCACCGGACATTTCTTTAAATTCAGCGCAACACCAGCGAAACGTCCTTGTTGGAATAAAGTGCTTCTTTAGAGCCATATCATAAACCGACATCGTTGGCTTTATCAGCTCTACATCCGGATAGTTCTGTTTCACAAACCGAATGACTTCCGGAGGGTCAACAGATGTAAGATTCATGTGAGCCTTAAACTTTACACCAGCCATCTTTGCGATGTGATAAAGTGCTTGACTATCTTTTCCACCGGAAAAGGCCAAATAAAAGCCATTCTCCGGATCATAATCAAGCGCCATCTTCTCGCACTTACGCAGCAGTGCAATGGAGTAGTTTATTTTGTCCTGTAACATTGTCTGTTTATTTGTTATGAATCAGATAAATATTTTATCAAACTCTCTTTGTCTTTAAAAAGTCTTTTATCCCATTTGGGATAATTATTTCTGGGTACACTAAGTCCATCTGACAGCTTATAAACCATAAGAAAACTATCATCAGTATAGGATATTTCGATGATTATTTTGCTTATAGTTGTATGGATAATGTCATCCCCACTCAGATAGCATACGCTATCTCCTACGTTAAATTCAGTATCTATATTCATATTTTTTAGTCATCGTCTTTTCTATGCTTATAAGCATAATAAATAGCACAGCACATATTTATAAGAGCATTGATAAGCAATAGATTTTGTACCCAAATATCAAAACTAGCTATGTGGCTAATCAGGTAGGCTATGAATGATAGCCAAAAGACAATTTCTTCATATTGATAACTTTTCATATTTACTTCTTTTTAATTATTGATGTTTTTTTAATATTTACCCCTTATATTTCCGTTCAAAATCATACTTCCTAAACTCATGGTACGCTTGTTCCAATGTTTTAGAAGTCCTATCGCCTTCCGGTATATCCCAGCTTTTGGAATTATTGATACTATCATCCATGGCCATAGCCCCCCTTTCTTTCTCATACCGGCCAAGCCATTCTAAGATAACAGCCCCGTCTATCCGATCATAAACCTTTCCATACAATCCCTTTTTCGCCCGATTAAAACATAGCTTGAAATCATCAGGCTTAAAGAAATAGTATTCATCAATAATCAGATCAACTGTTTGTGCGACTTGCACCGCTCCGATCGATTTTCCGACATTGAAAAAATCTATCAAATCATTCAAGACTTTTACCATAAATCCACGAAGATGCGTCTCTCCAAATTCTTTGTTCATAACCGCTATAGAGCAACTTGGGCTATCAAACACGTCATTTACTGTTTTGGGCCGCAGACTGTTGTAATATGGCATCGGCAAGGTGCCCAAGATGCTCACGCTCGCGTCTCTTGTTTTCGGCATCAGTTCCGGAGGAAGTACGCCTGTTGTTGAGTCTATCTGTGACAACAGTTGTATTGCTTGTTGTTTGTCCATCTTGATATTTTTCTAAATCACGTTTCGCCCATTTGCGGAACGTAAGGTTTGCACTAACGTACTTTTTGAGCAACTCTCGATAGTTGTGCATCGAGACAAGAGTGTCCTGGATTAACTGAAGCGGGAAATCTCGCTTTATTCGTTCGAATTGTTCTTCCGTAAACGGCTCTTTCAGTTTAGCCACATTAGGAGCATTCGCAGCAATCCATTGCTTGAACTTTTCAAAATTTTCATTCTTGGGTTTCTCCGGTTCAGGGTCAGGGTTGCGCGTGCCTACGCGCGTATAACCCTCCTCTCCTTTCCAATCCTCTCCTTTACTCTCCTTTCCAGCAGGAGGATTCTCGATTGTTCCCGATTGTTCGGGAATATTCTCGAATGTTCCCGGATTGCTTCTATTTTTGCCCGAAAGAACGTTTTCTATCACTTCTGCCGGAATTTTCGACTTTTGCGGTTTGTCGATGCGCTCACTGGAAAAGTCCATCACGTAGTAGCTTTTGTTTTCGAATGTAAAAGGTACAAGGATAGAGTTTTCAATCAGCTCTTGCAGCCATCCAGAAACCTGCTGCTTACGAATATCTTCGCGGGCAGGAAAGACTTTCGACTTAATAATAGTTTCATTAGCTAAAATGACACCGCTATCATCAGCAAAGTTTTTCATGCCTATATAAAGCAGACAAGCCGGAAGAGATACGTTCGAAAACCTTTCATCTTCCCAAAATTCCGGTACTATAGTTCTAATTCTTGGCATTTTTACGCTATCATTTTCTGACGAATCAGGTTCATATTCTTCTTTACCAATTTTACTATCTGGTCGTGATACTTGCTTACCCCATTGCAGACGGATCGGGATTGGACGATATTCAGCGTCTTCAAATTCACCTCTATCGTCTCGATACGTTTGCCACCGGTGTCCTTTGCTGACAGTATCAAGCGATCCGGCCGATTGTAATATCCGAGTTTATATACGCAGTGATGCATAGCCTTTCCTTCTTGATAAAACTGGGTAATACTCTCCAACGGGCAAATGACTATGTTGCCATCCGTGATTTTCATCCCGAAAAACTTTTCCATCCGCTCGTAGAAGCCGGCTATATCCTTCATGAGCTTTTCACGCCTACGGATAGCTTCCATACGATCCCTATCCTGTCTCAACTTAGCTTCACGGGCATCTTTCTTTGCCAAGAGCCTATCGTGCGCGACCTTCAAGTTCTTAGGACATACATAATGGGCATTACGCAAGTCTTTACCGAAATAAGCCAATAAAGACATATAGTCTTCCCAAAGGGACGCATCCTTGATAATATAATGGTTACGGTTGCAGATATTGAATGATGGCTTATAACGAAGCTGGGAAAAGCCGTTTCTATACATGTGCTTCAGCATGGATATTTGCCCGGTCTTGAGGCATAGTTCCGCGTCATTACCTCCTTTCAAAAGGTCACGTATCAACTTAGACGGGGTTACATCCGGGAACAGTCGATTCAGTCCCCGTTTTTTCAATTCCGGAAGTAATTCTTTCCTTGGATAAAGCTCTCCAAATATCGCATATAAATCACCGTAATAATTATATGGGTTACTTCCATATTCACCCTTGATACTAAGAGGGGAACTATACGCAAATCCGTTACGTCCCATATTTATTGGACGGGCTATGATCGTACGCTTTCCGTCTTCACGAATCCATTCTTGAACAACTTCAGTAAAATCATAATACACCGGGGAAGTTCCCTTACGGGCGTTTTTCCAACATAGTATATGCCGGATCACCTGAAACCCGCCTCTCACTTGCAGGATGGACATATACGCCTCCTCATGGTTCTTCTGCTTTCTGCTGACCTTTACATCTAATTGATGGTGGCAATAAGGGCATTCGGTCTTGTCACCCAATTTACTATTACCCGTATTAACCCATATCTCGCCACATTCAGAGCACCACAACTCATTCTTACATTTGTAAGCTACATGGTCGAACACGTGTTCCTTGGCCCATTCCTCCTGCGCCTTTGTGATGGCGGGAAGCTTTTCGCTCAATCCCGCCACCAACTTTTCCAATCTCGTTCTCGGCTTCATATCAAAACAGGCTCATTTGTTGGACACTCTCATCAACCTTCTTCTTGGCCGGCCTCTTTTTAAGCGATCGGTATTGCTCTTCGGTCAACCTTTTGATGGCCGCCTGACGGGCAGCGTTCTTTTCTTCCTCCGTAAGTTCTACTTTATGGGAAGAAGAAACGGAGCTACCGACAGGAACTTTTCCGACCTCGATATTCTCTTCATCATAATAATGTACGGCCATGCCAAAAACCTCCGTATCACTCATCACGACAGAGGTTCCACGCTTACGGGCCTCTCCCAAGATATAACGACAACACTCGTCTATACTCTTTTTAGGATTGGCAAGTCTCGGGGCAAACAGAAGATCTTCCGCCGCCCTCTCCTGTAAATATTTCTGGATTGTATCTTTGAACTCTTTCATAACTTACGGGATTGTCATGGGCATTAATAAATAGGTAAGTTCCTCGTTCCCGGATTGGTTCTCCGGAGTTATCAAGATAGCGCGGCTAGGCTCGCTAAAGGAAAGCCTCGTACGCCCGTCATCGATACATGAGAGTATCTCAAGAAGCAACGATCCCTTAATCCCGATCGAGAACTCATTCCCGTTAAAATCGACCTCCAACGTTTCCTCCGCGGAAGTCGAGAAATCTATGTCTTGGGCGAATACGGTCAACTTATCACGAATGATCCTCAAGACGATAAGGCATGAGGCCTTATTGGAGAACACCGATGTCCTTTTAATAGCCCCGATCAGTTGTCCGGTGTCAACAAGCAGTTCCAGCTTATTCGCCTTGGGTACCACAGCTTTCCAATTAGGATATCTCCCCTCCACATTCCGGAACGATATCTCATAGTCATTGAATATGACATCAGACCAATCCGCACCGACCCTCATTTCCATGTTATCGGAGGAAGCCGGAAGTATCGCCTTCAATACCGAGGCTATAGGACGGCTGATTATAACTGAGATCTTGCCAACCTGTCTATCATTGCCCTTTCTCAAGAATCCCATGCCATGCCCGTCCGCACCGACAAAGCATACGGTCTCCGGTTCCGTCTCAATAAAGACAGAGCTTAGGACCGGACGGATATCATCATTCCCGGCCAAATTTATGACCTTGGATATCCCATTGAATAAATCCTCCGCGCTCAATGACACAGAGTCCAAGACCTCGATCGATCTTTTTCCCGGATAGGTAGATGGGTCATAACCCACCACCTCGAACTTTCCACCATGGTACTTGATCCTTATCTCACGGGTATCCTTGTTGATGATTATATCAATTGGTTGCTCGGGCAGGTTCCTCAGTCCTTCTAATAAGGAAGTCGGGACACAAATAGATATCTCCTCGTCGAAGATGCACTCAAGGCTGGTGGTTATCCGGCCCTCGCTATTCGATCCGGTGATGAATAACCGGCCTTCCCTCGTCTCAAACAAGAAATGACAAAGGATCGGCGTGGATGATTTGGCGGGTATGATCTTCGCCAAAAGCTGCAATCTTGATAGCAGCGCTGTTTTAGAAATAGAAATCGTCATAGTGCCTGTTTTTTTGAAGGCACCCGGTAAGTCTTTGTTTTATGGAAGTTTACAGAAAGAAGAGACCAAACACATATAAACACAAAAAGTTGGATCTCAAACTTTCGTCTAAAATCCAACTCGCTATTTCAACGGCAAAGATAGAATCATTTTTTTAATCCGCAAATTATTTCTATCTTTTTTTCGTTTTTTCTTCAAATACATAATCAAGAATCTTGGCATTCAAGCGGTCGATAACGCTAAAATCGGTCTTAACATACCCAGATGTCACCCTATGGGAAGAAGCATGGTTAAGGCAAAAGCCTACTAAATCCAAACTTGCATCGAAATCGTTTTGAGCGAATGTAGCCCAACTATGCCGAAACGAATAGACAGAAATATGAGGAAGGTCGTTTTTTCTTGTTATATCACTTATTCCCTCGTTTATACATTTATTGAAATTCTTACTTGATCCATAAGTCTCACAGAAGTTAAACAGCCTTTTTTCTCCAGCATATTTCTCAAGCAAATGAGATAGCCTATCTGGTACGGCTATCTCTATATACGCCTTGTCATCCCTCCTATTAGTAGTCTTACGTCTGCAGTAACACATCTTTCCGTCTCTAAGGTTCTCTTTTTCCATATAATACAGGTCAGCGGTGTTAATTCCGGCAAGACAAAAAACGATCTCGCACACATCCCTAGCACGATCAGCTCTTGATCCATACTCCGCGGATACCGCAAAAAAATCTCGAACGGTTCTAATGTCCAATGCCCTTTTCTCTGGGACTGTAGGTCTAGGTACCCTCACTCCCCTAAACGGGTTATTCCGTATAAGCATCTCGCCGGTATCATAATTATTATACCGCTCGCATCCAGCCATAAACATTGTCTTGATCCGCTTCGGATAGCCGTGTTTCTTGTACAAGCTATCTTTCATCGAATCTATCCACTCCTTGAATATAGACGATGTAAGATCAGAGAAGAGAATGTCGTCTTTCCCCATATATTCCTCCAAGCGCCTTAACGCAAGCTTATAATTTATCGACGTGGACTCTCTTCCCTCGTTATCCATCTTAGAGGTAAACTCCTCACAAAATTCAGAAAAAGAAGGTGCACTAGAATCCCTCCTCAAGAAGTCCAGTATCTTTCTGATATCCCAACATTGTATATCTTCACGATTAAGCCGGGACATATACCCGTCAATAAGAATAGAAACATCCTTGATGATGTAATTATCTATTACCTCACCCTTCCGAACAGACTTAGCCTTGCAGACTTTATCTGTTTTTATATATCCTACCTGTCCGTGATGGGTTACACGAATATAAACAGGATACGTATTGTCTTTTCTCTTAGCTCGTACGCAAATTTTGAAATATGCCAT